TAATGATCTAGAGGCTTTCAATGTAGCTGACAAAATCTTAAAGGAGCTTAGGAGTCGAGTTATGCGTGAATTAAAACTTCCCTATTCACGAGTTTGGTTTACTAAATATAAAAAGGACGCATTGGGTTTAGGGAGTTAAAGAATAATGAGAGAACAACACAAAAGAAAGTAGAAAACATGTTAAATGAATATCAATTAGGAATGTTTATTGAGCAACACAAAAGGCTAGCAAGAGAATACGATAGTAACCAAACTCGAATAGCAGAAGAAAAAGAATTTCTGCAAAGGTTAGAGACGAAACAAGAAGATATTAATACAGCAATCAAAAATATGCTTATGGGTCTTTGTAAAGATGACCTTAAAAAAGTTCAAGAATGGCGATTTACTAAAGATAAAAAATTGGTTGAGGAGGGTACTGTATGAACAATGAACAACAAACATGGATACTACGAAAACCAATAATTGGAAAAAAGTACGTTAATGGGAAAGCTAATTTCCCTGAGGGCGTATGGTCGCGATTTATTGAAACCAAATCAGGTATGGCAACTATGTCCGAAGAAGTATTTCACGAAACTTTTGTTGAGCTTGATGTTGCTGGGCTTACAAGACAAGTAGAGGAATCCTTGACGTTTTTATGTCAATATGCTTACGATGCTGGATATACGACAGGAGACGATAGAACAGTCACAGGTAAAGATGTAGACCTGAGTGTTAAGGCAACAGCTCTAAAGATTGTGGGCTTGTTATTAAACCAAGAAGGAGAAACAAAATGACTTATATAGAAATTTACGAACAATATCTAACAACAATGAAATCGAAATATTTACCTGATGGTATAGACAAATTATTTGAGTTATATAAGCAGGAACTTGTTGATGAACAACAAATACTAAATATTTTACAAGGCTTTAAACAAGCGTACACTTTAGCTAGTGCCCAAATATCTAGATGGACAGATGAGACAAATTTATATGTAGTTTGGACGTGTACCAGTCAGGCTTGCCACGAACTTTTAAAGGCCTTGCAAGCTTTTGAACCAAGAGAAAGAAACAAAATGAGTGAAGCAGAAAAAGCTTTAGAGAAAATACTTTTTAATTTATACGAAATGGGTGGCATTAACAAACAACGTATTAAGGATGGGTTTTTAACCGATGAGGAAGAAATGGCTTATCAGAGAACGTTGATTTTTGAGACGATTACTGCGATAAAAAACATTTTTGTTGAGTTAGGTGAGGAGTAACAAAATGAACGATTTTTATAGATTTATAGGCAAAGATAGTTTAGGTTATATAAACGGAAATGTTTACCAGCTCAGACAATGGACAGCTAACTATAAAGGCAAACCACATCATTGGATTTCACTTCCAGGTGGTATGCAGAAATGTCCTTATAGTTCGATAGATAAATTTAATGAAAATTGGTTATCTGTAAATGTTGAACCTCCAATAAATCCTAAGCCATTAATGCCATCATCAGACCGTCTGATGTCATACGGCAATTACTCACCTATTAGACATGAAAGAAAACCTATTAATCCATATATGAAATTGCTAAAAGATTTGATAGAAATTGCTAAAAGATTTGATACATAGAGTTAGGTGAGGAGTAACTAGATGAAAGAACAACAAACATGGATATTAAAACCAGGGCATGAAATATTAAATGGTAAAGATAATGATTACGAATGGACTGCATTAGTAAAACCTGGTGAGGATGTTACTACAGGGTTCTGTTCAACTATAAGCACAACTATTTGGGAGAAGCATTTTATGCCTTTGAGCGTGTCTGGGCTTACAAGACAAGTAGAAGAATCCTTGACGTTTTTATGTCAATATGCTTACGATGCTGGATATACGATAGGAAACGATAGAACAGTCACAGGTAAAGATGTAGACCTGAGTGTTAAGGCAACAGCTCTAGAGATTGTGGGTTTGTTGTTAAACCAAGAAGGAGAAACAAAGAAATGAAAATTATAGAAGGCAATAAATATAAATGCTTATGCACAGTCGTAGGTTATGGTGGCAATGTCAATAAGGATGGCGTACTTGAAGTTTTAGATGCACAGTTTGACTCTACGTTTCAGTCATTCATTTTGTTAGGAACAACTACAGAAACTAGCGGGGACACTTGGACAATTCCCTTAGATATATTTCAAAGCTGTTTTGAGCCTGTTGAGTTAGGTGGGAGTAACTAAATGAAAGAACACAAATATGACTGGGATAAACTTTTTTAAAGTTTTCTATTGACAGATTGTTAAAAGGTTATTTTGTAGTTGTTCCTGGCTCGTATTGCTTCTTCGATTGTTTTGTAGTTCCCTAGGTGTATTCGTTTTTTGTTTATTGTTATGCGGGCTGTCCAGCGTTGATCTTTTTTGTTCCACACTACGCCTTTGTGGCCACTTGTGTTTCGGGTTGGGGTTTTGGAGTTGAGTGCGTTTTTTGATTTGTTTGATGCTCTTAGGTTTTCGCGACGGTTGTCTAGTTTGTTTTGGTTGATATGATCGATGAGTGTTTCTGGGCCTGTGTTTGTTATTAGTTTATGGAGGCTGATTAGTTTTCCGTCTATGAGTGCTTTGGCGTAGGTGTTGTTGTACCATGTGTATTGTTCTAAATATATGTATTCGGGGTCGATGATTGCGAATCCTTGTTTGCCGTCTGGGCCGAGGGGGAGTAGTGCGTGATCTTTGATTATGATTGCTTTCATAGGTTATATTATATTCGACAAGGTAGGTTTTGTAAAGAAAAAGTTTAAGAAAGTCCTTTACAAATACTATTTACATGTTACCCTATTGACATGAGCCTAAGATAGAAGGTAGGTCGGGGAGGAATCTTTTCAGTAAGAACTATAAAGTTCTTCAGAAAACATTCTGGTTATTTTTCTTTATCTAGAGTTATAATAAGATGTTTCTTCGAAAATCTCATTATATGTTACTACTTGTTCTATTACACTCTGTTGTATAACACTAATTGGGAAGTAACCTAACGATATACGAAACGTCTATCCCTGTTTTGGATAGATGCTCATAAAAAAAGTGTGTTATCTTGTGGTATATTGTATGTCACGCTGTGTGGTATTATTATAATAATATCTAAAGTTACTTGCATAAATGACGATAGTAAGATATAATGATATTAAGAAGTTAAACGAGGAGAAAACAAATGAGAGATAATAAACGAATATATATTTCAATTTTAGGTGTGGTTGCAACTACATTGGTGGTTGTGATGTTGGCTGGTGTTACTAGTTATCGTGTGCCTAGTAGAGATGATAGGTTATCTGGTACACAAGAGAGAATAGAGGTTAACAAATGAAATATATCCTTACAGTCGGAAGTAATATCCGAATACCATTAGACGCAATAGAGTCTAAGCGTATTGTCCAAGTACCCTACATAGGTGACAGGACTAGACCTAAACACCTAATCACTTACAAGGGTGTAGAGTATGAAGTAGCTAGATCAAGTTACAGTAAGATATACCACGTATAAACCAAAGAAACTAAAGAGAGGTAAACAAATGATAAGCACGATAAATAAACAGAATCCAGGCTTAGGCCGAATGATAGAATCTAGCCTAATGGCATGTATGCCTAAACCAGGTGACCCGATAAACATAGAGGGTATATATTATAGTGGTAAGAATGTAATCTTATTACTTACAGCACAAGCGGTCAAAGGGTATAGCTCTAATATATGGGGGGGGTTCATATCACTCAAAGCTAAGGGTTATCAAGTCCGCAAAGGTGAGAGGGCAACGCCAATAGTATTCTATAAGTCCAACGATGATGACGGTGAGAGAGTATATAGGACACTAAACGTATTCAACATAGAGCAATGCGACAAAATCGAAGAAGTAACAGCCAACTAAATAAATAAACTAAAGAGAGGTAAACACTAATGAGAATCAACTACTACAATGATATGACTTTTCAACCAGTCAACAGCCCACAAGATGACTCGATTGACTACTACAATTATGAACTAACCTACTATGCCGAGTGCATCAGCTCAATTAACCACAGTAGCCTAGACGATGCACGACGCTTGGTACTTGAGGCCGTTGGCCTATACGACATAGAGGTGCATATAGCCGGGCAAATGATACTCGACCAACTCAGAGAGGTAGCATAATGAACACAATACAAAGCGGATATAAGCTAACAGCCAACAAAGCACAAGCTAAGGTAGATGCTATTAGAGATAACCCAGTAATGCAACAGATACTAGCCGACTCATTCGGCGGCATAATGTACAACACAGCAAACCAACACAAATACAACACAACCAACCTACTAGCACAATGGGACAAGCTCACACCAACAGAGCAAGACCTAGCTGGTGGCATAATCAAGGGTGCTATCAACTTCATCCAAGACCAAGACTAATCAACACAACTAAAGAGAGGTAAACAACACAATGAGCGAACATACACAACTAACATCAACCATCGAACTAGTAAACCCAGACTATAAAGGCTATCGCATAGAACGACACGCAAGCCAAGGCGAATACGAGTGGTGCGCATATGCCCTAGACGGCACTTCGGACTTAGAGGGATTCGGATTCGCTAGCGAACTCAAAGCCGCAATAGATGACGAGGTGGCATAATGAACTACCGAAATAGAAACATAGTCAAAGTATTCGTGAGAGTAGAAGTCTACGAAGTAGGCGAAGAATACGAAACTCAAACAAAACAACTATTAGACAACGAAGTGCATTTCGCGGGCTACACCCATAAAACACAAGACGCTAAACAAATGGACATTATTCTTAACAATAAACTGTATTACATCGATGGTGGTTATCAATCGTTAGACGACACAAAGCAAGCAATCGACCAAGGGGCAATCTAATGATAATGGCACTAAGAAGCAGAACAACAGAAGAACTACAAGAAGCATACGAAGCGTTTAGAGTGACACTAACATTCGTAGGAACAGGACTAATCCGTACAGGCATAGAATCCTATAAGCTAGACATAGCAAGAGAGCTAGACGCTAGAGGCATAACGACAGCAATGACAAGAGAGGCAAACAAATGAGCAACAGTAAGAATATGGACTATATACCCATAATGGACACCAAGAGCGTTAAAGCAAGGCAAGAAGTCAGAGGCAAAATCAAAGACCATGCAATCAAACTCAATAAAACCAAATACACTACATTCCCTTGGATCACAGTAGCGCACTGGTTCAAACTACAAACCAGCGAACTAGCCTATGACACAGACGGTGAACTAATCCTAGACGCAACAGGTAGAGCAACATTCAGAGCACGACACAACAGGCTAATAGAAGCACTCGAAACCGAATACAAACTCGCTATAGATACCCTTGGAACATGCGACCAAACAGCATTATTAGAGGAAGTATTGCAATGGGTAGAAGGGCAACCGGATTTAATACACAAATACGACCGAACATTTAAAGCTCACTAAGAGTGAAATAACTATTGACAATTAAGAATAGTATGATATCTTAATATTATACATAACGAAAGGTAAACATAAATGAAACTCAACAAAACACTAATCAACCGACTACTTAAAGGCTCACTAGTAATACAAGACGAGCAAGAAGAAAACTATTTATTCCGCGGCGACAATTTCAGAGCAATCTTACCATGCGCACCAATAGACGAGATCACCAGCAAAGTGAGCGAGCGAGCACAATATGGTGACGTATTCAAAGCAGACCTAAGCGAGATCAAAGGCAAGGAAATATCTAATCCGCTACACCTAAAAGACTATAAGAACTTCGTAAGCAACGACGAAGCAAGACCATTACTATGCGCACTACACTTCACAGATACTAAAATTGCAGCAACAGATTCGTACCGACTAATCGAAGGCAACAATTATAGTGGCATCACTGGAAACTATGACTATAAAGCCTTGGAACTTGTCGGCCTATTCGACCTAAAGAATGGTATTCAAACAGAATCAGGCGAACTATACTTCGGAGACTCACTAAGCATTGTTCCAACACCAGGCGAATACCCTAACTACGAGATGCTATTCCCATCAGGTGATCCGGTTAAAGTGACTACATGCCCATTACCCAAGACTTTAAACAACCCGTATAGTCATAACGATAATACGCCAATGATTCGCTTAGATGGCGATACAGCACAAGTACACGTAAGCAACGGCAAGGGTGCAAGAGTATCAATACTCACATTGAATAACCATCTAACACCAAAATCAAGCGAGAAGATAGAACTCAACTATCAATATTTCAAACAACTCATGGACGTACTAGGTAACGAAATAGAAGTCACATTCATTTGTGGACTTAAACCATTGACAGTATCAGACGATAAATACCGAGCAATGCTAATGCCAGTAAGATTCGACAACGATACAATCTTAGTAAGAGGTGAAGCCAAATGACCATCACCACTACCAAAGACCAACTAGGTAGAGTCCTAGACAAGCTAGATGACACAATGGCAAGTATCGAAGCAAGCGCCCAGATACTAGCCAAAACAATGAGCGAACTAGAACTTAAACGAATGAGCAAATCAACCAAATCAATAGATTCAATCATTGCTTTTAGAGCAATAGAGATACAACGAGAGGAAAACAACTAATGGCATTCTTATATAAAGGCTACGAGATAATCGGCAAATCAATCATAGAACACTACAACGAACTAGACGAATACGGGACATACCTAGACACTTACGAAGAAACAGGCGACGGAATTGATTCTTACGAGTTTATTATCATCGACCAAGACACAGACTTTGACGAGAAATATACAGATCAACCAACATACGACACTATAGAACAAGCTAAACAAGCAATAGATGAGATCAGTCATGCCTAAAGCTAAACCACGAAAATACGAATACGAGCAATACGAACTCGACTATTACGCCGAATTACTATGCACTACACGTTATTTCGATTCGTTAGAAACAGCCAGGAATATGATAATGCATGTAGCTGACGAACATCATTCGAACATCGAACAAGCAGGCGAATACCTACTTAAGAAGTTTAAAGAGATTGAGGAAGAAACAAACATATAACACGGAAGTTTTTAACGAAAGGTAAACAAATGAACAAACGAAACAAGGAACTAGAAGAAGCATTTTCGGATGACGATTCTAAGAAACTAAGCAAGAAAAGCAAACAGATTATCGGTGCATTTATGGGTATCACAGCCCTACTCGCAGCTATTTTCTTTAGTGGATATACACTAGGCGCAAGAATAGATAAGCCAAACCCAGCAATGTCATGCCGTAGAGCATTCGACACTATAGCTCAACAGTTAGACGGGTCTAAAGATGCCACAGCAGCAGCAATCCGTGGAACAACAGCAATTCCAAACAAGGACGCTGAAATCACAAAGCTAGTAACTGAATGTCTAGGCGAATTACCACCGTTACCAGAACCAGCGACAACAACGACGACGGTAGCACCAACAACAACGGTGGCGAAATAATGTTTAGTCGTAACCAGTCAACATTATTAGCAATTTTCATTGCAGCCATATGGATTTGGGTGCTCACTGATCTGGGTACTTACAGAATGTCTGACTGGCTATTCTGGGTATTCGGTGGAGCATTCATTTACATGGTACTTTGGATTTGTACCAGCAAAAAGGTGGTGAAGTAATGAGCAAAACAAAATATAACAAAAACAATAACCCTGTGCTTATAGTGACTAGAGCAATAGTTGTCTGGTCAATATTTCTTAGTGGTGGAGCATCATTAGCTTTACTTATTGGAGCACACAGTATGCTACTAACACCTAAGACGGACATACAATTCTATGCTCTTATGTGTTGGGCTTTATTTGCGGCGATACTCCAAGAGAAAAGATGGTATAACTCCAATAGTATCATTAAAACGCTAGCAGGAATTGTCATTATTTGTATTATGGCACAAGCAGCAAGTGTGACAGGAGTCATCTAATGTTTGGAACAATAGGAATAGCAGTAGCAGGAGCAATCACTGTAGCAACATCAGTCTTAGGAGTAACAACACCTCCAAAGACCGACCCTTACAGTGGACTGACACCACAAACAACAGTAGTAGCACAAGTAGCACCAGCAACTACAACACAACCACCAACATTTGTTAGAGGGAAAGTAGTAGGAACTGACTGTAGACCAGACTGGAACAAATCAGCACACTACGAATCTGAAACCGTAGGAAAAGCAGAGCTATATTATTACTTCAACAAAGCAGGAATACCAGCTCAATACCATGAAACAATGGCAGCAATAGCAATGTCGGAATCAATCCGAGGGCAAATCAGTTGCCACGGCGACGACTATAAACCATACTTCATGCAAAAAGCAGCAAACGGTCAAACCTACACCTATTCAATAGGCTTATTTCAAATAAGACTAGTCAAAGAACAAACAGGAACAGGGCAATGTCGAGACGAAAACCGTCTAAAAGATAACATCGAGCAGCAAGTAATTTGCGCTTGGGAAATATCAGGCAACGGCAAATCATGGACACCATGGAGTGTTACCCACAGTAAACGAGGAAAACCCTACCTTAACTGGATGGGCAAAAACTGGAATGCGTTTACTTGGGATGGCAAAAACTGGACTGAAAGTCCTAACTAAACGAAAGGAAAACAAATGAGCGAAGAACAACAAGATCAATACTTCAACGACCACGAAAACAGAGAAACAATCATGCAAAACCCAGAATATTTTGCAGGACGAGTAGGACTAGGAGTACCAGAAATGATCACAAGCGAATGGTTAGATCTAGTGGTAGAACTCAACATAGCAATGAACAAGGAGGCAACAAATGGACAATAACCTGCCCCATGGAGGAGTTAGATTCTTCGAACCAGAAGACGATAACTTCGACGATGATGCCTACGAAGAATGGAGAAAAGAACAATTTGCTGAATCATGGGATGATATATGTTCCAACATTGGCATAGAATTAGACGATGTGAGCATCCTAATTGGCGATGAAGCATTAAGAGAAATGATTATAGAAGAACACGACAGACAATTTCCTGGAAGTAAACGAGTATTTACAGAAGAAGAATATGAAGAAGAGATGAGAGACAGAAATGAGAACTACTAACGAACCAGACAAAATACGAACAATAATCTTTGGAAGCATAGCCGGAGGCGTTGGAGCAACAACCTCAGCAATCTGTTACGCCTTAGCAGTAGGCAAAAAACAACCCGACACCAAAGTATTAGTTATAACATCAATGCCACAAGTCGAATACTTACTACAACTCGAAGCCGAATCAGCAACAACCTCAAGAGGAAGCATCTACTCAAGGTACGCTATAGGGAACGTAGTATTTTCCCCGTATAATCAACAATTCAGTGCGATAGATGCAGAAAACCCAGACTTAGTAATTATTGACCGAGGTCTAATCTTAAAACATTTCAACAAAAGCCCTAATGATGAACTGGTTTATATCTGGCCAGAAGAACACAGCTTATTGCCGTCTATAGCTAAGTATAGAAATTTAGAAAATGGAAAGATATTCAAATTTCCAATCAAATTACTATTCACTATTCATAAGGATCTTAAAGATTACCCTATGCAAGTTTTAGATGCCGCAGAGATACTTGGCGAATTACTTTACAGAGAGTTGGGCTAATGGATCTACCTGTAGATTACACCAAATTAACATGGCAAGAACGAGCAGCAGTCAGATCACAATATATCCGTGAACAAAAAGGCAACTGTTTCTATTGCAATGAAAGCAAACGTAGATTAAGAGGGGTAAAATGTTAACTCCAATGCCTCACCAAGTAGCAGCAACCAAAATTTGTATGTCTCAAAGGGCTACACTAGTGGCCTTTGAACCAGGTGTAGGTAAAAGCCAAGTCGCCATTAGTTGCCTTAACCCAACTAAGAAGAATATCATCGTTTGCCCAGCAAGTCTAGTAGCAAACTGGAAAAAAGAATTAGAATTATGGAATTGCAAATTGTCAAATGTAGAAATCAAATCTTATAATTCTATTAACTGGCTAGACGAATGCGATACCCTAATCCTAGACGAAGCTCACTTAGTGAAGAACCCACAAGCCAACAGAACAATCAATGTGAGCTATGTAGCAAAGCAAGCAAAGCGAATCATTGCTTTAACCGCGACACCAATTCTAAATAGATATCAAGAACTAATAGACATAATGAACTTAATGGACATTTCTAAACAAATCAGTTCCAACATTGATAACCTAACCAAAGCAAACCTACTCTTAAGAGTAAAACTACAAGACGTTATAGAACTACCAGAACCCAAATTCCAAGAATCACAAATAGAACTCTCCGACACTCAAGAAATCATCGACATCCAAGAAGAAATAAACAGCCTGTACGAAGAATGCGATAATGACTTTGACAAAATGTGGGACAACTACTCTATGATTCTCGTCGGCCAACTATCAAAAATACGTCGCCACGTAGGAATATCAAAAATAGGCGAAGCAATCAAACAAGTCAACGAACAACTACAAGAAGAACCAGATGAACCAATAATCATCTTTGGCCATCACAAGCTCGTCTTAGAAGCTTTAGCAGAAACATTCAACGCACCATTACTTTACGGCGGAACATCCTTAAAGAAGCGTAACGAGTACGTAGAAGAGTTCCAAGCAGGCAAACACAAAGTTATAGTATGCAGCATTCAAGCCGCTGGAGTTGGCCTCACTTTGACAAAAGCCCGCAAAGTATTTTTTGTAGAGATGCCATGGACTAACGCCGAATATGAACAAGCATACGGCAGAAGTTACCGAAAAGGACAAGCGCGGCAAGTTATCGTAACAAACCTAATATCTAGCCACCAGATAGATCAACGACACCTAGAAATTCTCGCAACGAAGAAGAAGCTATGTTCAGCCCTCGACGATAAACGAGAAAATAATAGTGTTAAGAAGACGTTAGTTAAAGCGTTACTTAGTCCACAAACGGAGAACGATGCCACAGCCTAGAGACCAACGAACTAAACACCCACTATATTTTCGTCATTTTGCCATGAAAAATAGATGTTATAATAAGAAAAACCCAAAATATGAGACTTGGGGTGGCCGCGGTATTACCGTTTGTGAACGCTGGTTAGGAGTAGACGGTTTTTGGAATTTTGTAGAGGATATGGGGATTCCACCCACTAAACACCACAGTTTGGATCGTATTGATAATGATAAAGGGTATAGCCCTTTAAATTGTCGCTGGGCAACACCTAAAGAACAATCAAACAATCGAAGACCACATAAAAACCCTACAGGTATAACTGGAGTAAGTTTATTAAGAGGTTCTTATGTCGTGCATACCGCATGCTTTGGCAAATCAAAACATGTTGGTAGTTATAAATCACTTAAAGAAGCCAGCTATATAAGTTTTATTGTGAGACAAATTAAATCTCAAAAATATTTGACTAATTGTCTGGATCAAAAGGATTAAAAGAACCGTCAGCCATTTTCTCTTCACGAGTTTGCTCTTTAGCTTGAGCTTCCTTACCTCGTTTTTCAGCTTCTTTAACAACTTCTTTATCAGCTTTAGTTTCCTCATCGTCCTTAGTAACAAGGTCTTTAAGTTTTTCAGTTATCTTTTTTTTGCCCATATGACTTCCCTAAATCTTTTTTTATTATCCTATACCAATCGGTGTTGTGATACAAGTATTGCGAAAGCTTATTCGGAGCGATACCCAACAGTGGAGTAATGAATTTATGTGGGACTTTGGCTTCATAGCATTGCCTTAGATGGAAACTACGAATCTTAAAGGCATATTTTAGCCGGAGTTTCAGCCCTTGAACTCTTTCCGAAAGTTCTTTTTCTTTACCAGAAACTAATTTATGTGTCAATAAAGGTGATTTGAGTGTTACTCGGTGGAACAAACTCGAATCTTTTTTCAGCTCATCTAATTGTCTCTTGGCTAAATTATATTCTTCGGTTAATGCAGCTAGTGGAGCTACAAACGAACGCAATTCTTCATATACTTCTAGCTGGAAAGGGCTAAGATCAGCAAGGGAATCGTATCGTTTTCTAGTCATCTAATCCCATTCTTCAGGCATATCCGCCATAGCTGTTAGTAAAGCATCTTCTTCTACAGCAGTACATCTGGCTTGGTGATCACAAAAGAAACAATTCTTATTCGGAGTAGCAACCTGATCATCACCTTTAGTGGTGCGAATCTTCTCATCATTCAAAATCAACTGGCCTGTCAGTATCAGTTCATCATGCACCTTTTTACCAATAAGAGAACTGGCTTCCTGGAAATAGGCTTTATCATATTCAGGATAATAGATGCAAACATCATCAACCCCACCATGTAAATAAGCATAAAGTTGCACTTGTTTCCAATTTTCATCACTTGGAGAATCAGGGGAACTAGCTTTAGTTTTCCAATCAGCCAAAATACAACGAGGATATGTTGTATCTGGATCTATCTCAATAATTTCAGTAAAAATAATATCAGCAAAACCACGTATCTGAACACCATTAATAATCTTAGAACGCAACTCTGTCTCAACAAAAATATCAACCGCGTCATGCTTGTTATGCACGAAATTGTAAGCATTTTGTGCGGGTGTAGACCGAGGAGCTTTGTCCCCACCAAGAAACGCATCCTCGATCTGTTTATGCACCCTTGAGCCCCAATAGGTGTACCAAGAAAATAACCTCTTTAATTGATCAACCTTTTGATAGCTCCAATTTCTCCGGCAAGTATTGAATGTATTTGCCTGAGAAAAAGATATTAAGAATGGTTCTTTATCCATTGATTTTATTTTTCATTTCATAATAAACTTTACTGGCTTCTTCGGCTGTAGCGAATGATCCCAAATGAGTCTTTTTACCATCAATTGAAATTCTAGCTCTAAATTTGTCTGAAAACTTTTCAACTCCAGGAAATCCAGATTTAGATGGTTTAGGTCTGCGGTTATGCGATTGTTGAGTAGGTGTCGCCCAACGACAATTTAACGGTTCATAATTGCCATCATTATCTTTACGATCCAAGGTCATACCTTCAGGACGTTCGCCCATGTCAGTAACAAAATTATTAAAACCTTCTTTGCCTAACCAGCGATCACAAATCTTAATTCCTCGACCACCATAATCCTTATAATTTTTAGTACGAGGATTTAAGCACCTATCGTAAATTAAATAATAAGTATTGTATAGAGGATGGTCGCTGATTTTAAAACGTCTCATCGTCGTCATCGTCTTCGAATGGAGCATCTGAATAAGCGCTCACATCACCAATAGAGTCAATCTGTTGCTGAGTAACAGGAGCTTTAACATTATCACCATCATACTTAGGCAATACTTCCACCTCACACCACTTAAATTGCAAATTGCTAACAGTTTCACCAGTCTTCTTGCTTACATAAGAATTAACTTCTGGACGGCCAGTAACACGAATCTTTTGATCCACAAATTTCTTATCAGCATCAGGATCATCCCAAACAGTGAATCCAATAAATTCACGTTTAGCATTTCCATCCTCACCCTTTCCGGCATAGACCGAAACGCTAGCTGAATAATAATATTTACCCGATGTTGTCTTACCGAAACGAGCATATTTTGTTTGCGCCCAACCTTCAGCAATCATTACTAATGCAGGTGGTACTACTTTTTTTTCTTCAGCCATTATAAGGTTTCACTTTCTTCTGTTGCCACAACCGGAGCTATAGCTTCTTCTTTTTCTTTTCTAATACGTTCAACAAATTGAGATAACCTCAACATGATAACTTCTGAATCTTCATCAGTAATATTAGTACCTGACCAAGTTTTAGTATTCGGATCAAATTTACCACGAGTCAAGCCCAGTTTGGTTTTAATTTTACCCCAAAATTCAGAAGCTTCTTCTTTAGTGAGTTTAGCTTGGCTTGGAGCAAGACAGAGTTTAGTCATCTGAGCATCTGAAATTAACACAGCATCTTTAGCAACTTCTTTCAAAGGCTTTTCTTTCTTCTGCTCTTTAATTTCTTCCTCTTCAAATGTAGCCTGGCGACCATCATCATCTTCAATGTCACTAGTTTTAAGTTCAAGCATAGTTACATACGAGTAACGACGAAAGTAAGTGATAGCACTACCACCAGCTTGTGGATCTTGTTTAGCCAAAGTCAGCACAGTAAGCGAAACTATTTCCTCGCTAGTAGCACCATGCCTCAAAACCGTTTTCAAAGCAGGCTTGTCAAGAATGGCATCCAAAGTTTGAATTACAGCAAGGCCATGCTTTTTCAATATAGGCCTAGTCTTTTCCAAGATAGTTCTTAAATCAACGAAACTATAGTTAGTAGTTCCAAAGCTCACTTCGTTATTCTTATAGAACACAGGGAAATCGTCTTTAGCGGCTTCCAATGCGTCATAAATGTTAGCATGTGAAATCGGTTTTACTTCTGCTGCTTTTTTCTCTGTTTTAGTTTTAGTTGTTGTTGCCATTATATTCCTTCATTCACAAAATTATTTGCCACTACCGCTTTAGTCAAACTACCTATAGATTGATAAGCGCTCAAAACATCTCTCAATGCTCTAAGTCTTTCTCTCTGGACATCTACGGATATTTGAGCGGCATTATATTCTTTAAACTCCACTTCTAAACTAAGCGTCACTTTAGCTTCCCTAGCAGCAGCAGTCTTATATTTATCTTTTTGCTCTTCAACTTCAGTAATTACTCTTGCTTTAGCATATTTATAGGCTGCTTCGGCCTTAACAAGAGCAGAGCTACGTTTGCCATATTCGGCAATAGCTTCTTCGACCTTGTTGATAGCTTGTTGTATATTATCGGCTGGACTCGTCATCAGCAATAGCCTTTCTAACTAATTTACGAACTAAAGAACTAGCAGTCTCATCTTTCTTCAAAGCAAAATGTTGCAAATCTTTCTTTAGACTTTTACTTAGATGCAATAAGAAAGTTGTTCTTTCCCCTGCATCAATATCTTCATCTTCTAATTCATACATTATATCTTTCCTTTTATATCTTGTAATTTGTTGATCCAATTCAAAGCAATTAAAGCAATGTCTTGATCTTCCTCTAAAGGTATTCCATCACGGAACTTCAAAACAGGGATTAGTTCTTTAAGTTCAAGCAAGTATTTCTCATCATCTACTAACTGACTCGGAACTAAAGTAGTGCCATTTAGGAGAATAACGTCAATTTCTGCGTTTTTTTCGTCTAATTCAGCCTTAAGAGCTTCATTTTCTGCCGCTAACTGTTGAGCTTGTTGTTCTTCAGCAGCTTGCATAATTGCCTCTTCTTCCTCAGCAGCAATAGCATCCTCATATTTTTTCTTATATCCAGCAAGAGTTATCTCGAACATGTCATCAGACATATCTCGAATGCCGGGAATACCATCTTCAACTTCCCAGTATTCAGCGATAAGATTATGACGTTCTTCTGATCTTTTATCTAGACGCTCTTGCTCTTTATAGAAAGCATACTTTTCTTTCTTCTCAAGTCGCTTCTCAATAGCTGAAGTTTTTTCTACAATGAAGTTAAAGCATTTATCTATAACTTTACCGCGAGCATTAACTTCGGCTTTAATATTTTCCTTGATTTTCTTAGTTGCAACTCGAGAATTTTTAATCTCGGTGCGTAAAGCTTTGGCTAATGCCATCTTGTCTTTATCGTCTTCTGAATCAACTTCAATTTCAGAGTCTTGTTTTTCCCAGTCTTCTAGTTGTAATGCAACTTCGTTAAAGACACGGGCAATTTTTAAAGCTTCTGATTTTTCTAAATCTATTGGCTCTACTATTGCAACAAGGTCAGTTGAAAGTGGTGTTTCCTCTTCCTCGATTACTTCTGCTTCTACTATTTCTGTTTGTGTTTCACTCATATTTAAAACAATAACATAATATCTTTAGGATTACAAGCTATTACCACTTTTAGTGAAAAAAGATAAGAATCTAACACCCAAAAGCCCCCGAACCAGGACAAATAGAACCACAAACAATTGACTCAAACAAAAAAAGTTGTTAGGTTTTTACTCACGTTATTGAAGCGCCTTGTAAAGCGCACAGACCCCAGTAACTTCATTTAATTAAAATGAGGTGGAACGGTCTGAGAAACTAATTCCACCTCCAACATTTCCTGGAGGAAAAATGTCTAAGCATATTAAAGCAGCTATGCCCAACCAAAGCAACACATGGGAAAGAGTTTCTAAAAAATACCAAAAAGAAGCCTTTCTGTTTTTCTTAGCATCAACAATTCTAATTGTTCTAGCATTTTTTATTGGAACAGCATACGCAGACACACCCAAGCCAGCTATTCGGAAATTCCGAACAACTGAAATATATGGGCCACCAGCACCACAATTAAGTATCTATCAAGAAAAAGAAATACGTAGATTCTATTCAACATCCACAACCACAACAACGACCACCGCTCCAAAGCCAGTAGAGATACAAGCTCCGAGTTCAGTGGCCGCTAATACAATACCCTCAAAGGTGACAGAACCTGTCGTAGCACAGCAAACTTACAGCCATGCGGACTTAATGAGCCAAGCTGGAATCCCAGAATTAGAATGGGGATATGTTGAATGGCTTGTGGATAAAGAGTCAGGATGGAACCCTAACGCTCGTAATGGCTCAAGTGGGGCTTGTGGTTTAGGACAACAATTACCTTGTGGTAAATGGGTACATGCTTGGAACGACCCTATTGGTGGATTGATAGATATGAACAGTTATGTAATTGGCAGATACGGCTCTTGGGCTCATGCAGTTGCTCACAGTAAATCGCATGGATGGTACTAGACTAATTCCATGCCCAAATCAGATGGATATTTTAAACCTGGAATTTTACACCCAAATTGGAAAGGTGGTGCAAAATTTACAAATTGCACTGACTGTAATTGTAAATTGATAGGTCGCAATTCAATACGTTGTAAGTCATGCGAAGGTAAGAATAGAATTGGCAAAGGTGTAGGACCGACTTATCCTAAATGTTTAGATTGTAAAGTTGATCTCAAAGACCATCGGTCTAAGCGTTGTAGAAAATGTGCAAATACTGGCGCTCTAGCTCCAAATTGGAAAGGTGGTGTCACAAGTGAAAACAAACGTATTCGTCGGAGTAAGGAATTTCGCGTATGGAGAGAAAGTGTTTTTGAGCGAGATAATTATACGTGCCAGCATTGCGGTAAGCGTGGCGGTATTTTACATCCAGATCATATTAAACCATTTGCACTATTCCCAGAATTAAGGTTTGATATTGATAATGGGCAAACACTTTGCAAAGATTGTCATTTAAAAACACCTACGTATGGTGGTAAAATTTTAAAACTCACTAGGGCGGACTTCAAATGCTAACGCGAAATGGGAATCCCGTAGTCCTCACTGGTATTAAAGTATTGGAGTTAATAGCCAAAGGAAAAATGCTGCAACGAGAACCGCTCCAACTATCGTCCAAAAAGGTGTTCTATTCATAAGAACCAAGCTAGTACTTTAAAACAAAAAGTCAAGCCTATTCAGCCGCTGGCTCAACAAAATATTCGAATTGCTCCGAATCATAATCCTTAACAATCTCACGGAACTGATTTACCTTATAGGTAACTTTCAGACGGATCTTATATTTACCATCTTGTATCGGGAAAGATTTATCTTCCACAAGGAAATTAGGATTACTCTCTGGATTCAAAGGAAGTCTAGCTCGCTCCAACTGGATCACAAAAGGACTCTGCTTGGTGCAACCCTTAGACTGAGGAACATCAAACAAAGTAAAAATAGGAGTAGTAGTTCCATTCTCGGTAACTAACTGAACCCTCACATCTATTTTTGTTGTTTCATAAGCACAAGTAGTAAGCAACAGAGTGGCAGGCTCACCTTTATTGATTGTTCTGTCCGCTATAGCGATAGGAATATGCACTGTCGGAATTTTATAAGGACGCAAAAATTGCCACCCTACGTAAACAACTAGAATCAAAGCAATAGTAAGAAATACTGTCATAAGCTTGTTAACTAGATTGAATGCCTTTTCTTTTCTAGTAGGAGTTTCGATAAATTCTTCTTCTATAAACTCTTCGCTCATTTTATGATCACCGCCATTAGTCCCACTATGACCGCTGTAAGCATGAGCCCTACTAGACCATAAACCAAATTGCGTACTGGCTCGAATTGATCCCTGGTTATATGATCTTTTTCGAGTTTGTTGTTAATTGACTTTACTTCTTCTTCAATAAATCCAACTCCTTGTTGGAGTAAAGCTAGCTTAGTATCTATCGATTCTTGCTCCACTACAAAGCTCCAATGGTCAGCATTTTATAAAGGAAAAAGTTCATGCTGGCAAGTTTATACTATTTCTCCCGAAAAATGTGGCTAACTAATTTATCCGACGAGAGAAACAATACCCCATATGACCAAACTTATAAGAGCAATCACTGTTGAAATCCCTAAAAGTGTGACCAGGAGTCCGATATAACCCCAAATTAAATTCATTGTTTCAAATTTGGTTGTCTCTTTACGAAACTCTATAGGCATGAGCTTTTGACGATGTTGCAGCATCTGTTGGTTGAACTCTTGATTGTCTAAGAAGATAGCAGCATTCATATTGTCTACCATCTGTTGAGCTGTCGGTGCTTCTCCGATTATTTCTTCGAACTGTTCTTCTTCTTCTTCATTCATAAATTTATATTATCATATCGTTTTGATATTTCAAAAACATTTTACTCCGAGTGACGCATCCTTGCTTAATTATATTTTTAGTTGTACATTCTCTTAGACCCGTCCCTCGATAGGTTGTCCTCTAGTGCTGGTATTGCTTTAAGCCGTACTGCCAGCACTATGAGGTTCTTGTACGGCTTTAGCAAAAGGAGAAAAATGAATATTAATAAACCCCAAAATCCAACAATAATTTATTTTGAAGACGTGACTTTCACGTATCTGATGAAAGATCCGTTTACGGGCTTTATTAAAATTGGCAAAAGCAGAAGCCCTCGAGCTAGAGAAATAACTCTTCAGTCCCAAAATATTTCAACAACTTTAATGTATTATGCTTTTTCGGACATTTTTTTAGAAAAACAATTACATCAAGAATACAAAGAATTTAGAATCAGAGGTGAATGGTTCGACCTTAATGAAACTCAAGTTTCTGAACTCGTAAGGAAAATTTGGAGTTCCCATCCCCTCAACAATAAAGATATACCTCATCGAGTCGTTTACGGTATGGGTGTTGCTACGCCTGAACTATTCGAAGAATTTTATAAAGATAGATTTTTTACACCGATTGAAGAGGATATATGGGCTTAATAAAATATGTAGATAAAGAAGATGAATCTTGTTTTGCCCGCCTTCCCAATGATCTACTAAGGGACAAAACCCTCTCTTGGACAGCAATAGGTCTATTGGCTCATATTCATTCTCATAAAGCAGGGTTTAATATCACCATTGAATCTTTAGCTCGCGCTAGTAAGTCTGGAGTAACAGCTACTCGTAGCGCCGTTAATGAACTGAGGAAAGCTGGATATTTACATTTCGCTGGCCGAGAGTTAGAAGCTGGAAAATACACCTCATCTATATGGAATGTCTATTTAACACCAATTGAGCCAGATTGTTCTTATGTTGAAAATCCTACTAAGGAAATTCCTAGCGAGGAAAGAACTCACGTCAATAAAGAAGACTATCCTAAGAAGACTAATAAAAGTATTAATGCAAAACAAAAGAAAGTCAAAGAAAGAAATCCTCTACTAGACGTTTTCGCCAATGAATGGTACCCCGATGGAATTGTCCCTCCCCGTTTCTGGAGTAAAGCTGCAACTGCCCTATCTGAGATAAAGGAAGTTGAGCCGGATGTAACCCCAGAACGCCTTAGAGAGGAAATTAAAGCTATTAGACCTCAATTTACAACCTCTGGCCCGCTAGCAATCTCAGGCCATTGGAGGGAGTACACGCAAAAAAAACTAAAGGCCAAAGAAGATCCATTAGAAATACGATATAAAGCTCTCTTCTCAGCCTTAATAGCATTCAAACAATCCGGCGGCGAAGGGCTCACAGTCCGCCAAAAAGAAATATGCGCCAAAATTACAGATTATTGCACGATGCGAGATTTGCAACTAGATAAAATCATGGTAGATAAAGAACAGCTTCTAGGCGTCTACAATGAAATTATCTCATAATGGAACTACCCTACGACTTTAACGCAGAACAACAAACACTAGGTTGTATTATCTTGTCTACAAAGGCAGCAACAAAACTATTCTCCTCAGGAATACTCCAAGCAAAAGACTTCTACCTAGAAATGCACCAAGACATTTTCACTACTCTCAGCGAAATGTACCAAGCAAACCAGGCCATTGACGAAAAAACCCTAGAACACCAATTGGCAATAGAAGGCATATTGCCCCACATCCAAGAAGAAAATTACATACGGGTATTACAAGCATCGCCAATATCCAGCACCTCAATACTTAGCTATGCAAAAATAGTCAAAGAATATTCACAACGCCGCAGAATAATAACCTTCGCAGACAACATATCAACCAAAGCGACAGCCGAAGAAGGAAACCTAGACCAACTCTTAGATGAACTATCCAACGAAACATTCGAAATATTAGCAACCAAAAAATCTAAAACCTTCTATTCAAAACAAGAAGCATTCGACCAAACATTCGAAGAAATCCTGGAAAACAAAAAAGAAGGCAAAGGAAATGGTTTAAGTTCTGGCATCGAAAGCCTCAACTTCTACATTAACGGCCTACAAAAAAACCGTATGTACGTTGTAGCAGCAAGGCCAGGAGTCGGAAAATCAATCCTAGGCGTAGAATTTATCCTTAGAGCAGCAGCACAAAGCCAATATCCAGCATTATTTTTCAGCCTAGAAATGGCAAGAGACCAAGTCGTAGGACGAATGCTAGCCAGATCCACAGGAATAGCAGTAGATAAAATACTCTCTGGAGATGTCAACGAAGAACAACTAACCAAATTGAAAGAAGCCGCAAAAACAATCGACGAGAATATCTACATTGAAGACAACAGTAATCTAACTACAGGAGACATCTACTCAATAGCCAGAAACACATGCCTGGAACATGGTCAAATATCACTTATAGTCGTGGACTATATCCAATATATAAAATCAACAGGAATAGAATCAAGACAACAACAAATAAGTAATTTCTCCCGCGACCTCTCACATATGGCCAAACAGCTAGAAGTGCCAGTAGTAGTACTTTCTCAGCTCAATAGAAGCATAGATGGGCGGCTCGATAAACGACCACAACTTTCAGACCTTAGAGACTCTGGAGCAATAGAACAAGATGCGCACAGCGTATTGATGATGTATTATCCTGACGAGGAAATTAAAGAAGAAGTAACACTTATCGTGGCAAAAAATCGTTCAGGCGCTTGTGGCGAAGTTAACCTGCGACGCAATGGTAGCTTGTTTTCTTTCAAAGAAGCTGGCGTTTTATCTAAGCCTTCAGATGTTTTTTAACACTCTCTGTGAAAAATACATGTTTGTAGTTGCGCTAGTGTAATTACATGTGATAGTGTAACACTAAGACTTAAGAACAAATTTTGGGAATAAAAATGGAATATGAGCACTACATAAGATTCGAAGATGGTTATACATCGAAGCATGTGAACAACATATAGAAAATAAAAGCCATCACTACAATAACCCAAGACCATACGCAATGTCATTCCATGCTAACTGGGAGATGCAAGAAGTAATCAGATACATACTCAAAACAAACAGTAAAAAAATACCAAACCATTATAAATAAGAAAGGTAAATAAATGAGAGCAATAATATACGGCCCAGAAGACAACGGAGAAGGCCCATACTTCCTAATAACAGAAGAAGGAAAACTCCTATGCTCACACTTCTGTAGTAGCTCGCATTACGCAGAAGGCGATTTATATAAAAACCGTCCAGAAAGACAACCAATGTTAGAAGCAGAAGGCATCACAGAATACGTATGGATTCAAGACTCAGGTATAGACCGAGAAGAATTTGCTGCAAGACAAAACGCTTATGCAGCAGAACAAGTAGCTGAAGCAGAAGTAGCTCAAGGAGTTGAAGATGCCAAGTAAATGGGATTACAAAGCAGAAGCAAAACGTCTACAAAAACAAGTAGACGAATTACAAAGCAGGCTTAGATATAACGAAGAATACCGCGCTCAACACTCTGAAGGAAACCTTGAAAACGTATTAGCTAAAAATCAAGACAGAAATATTGCAGAACAAATCCCTAACATACAACTAGACGGCGAAGAACCATATGTTTTAGTAGAAAAAGATACTTGGGAATATAACGCCGCTTTTGGACGGGTACTTCTTATGATAAGAAAAAAGGATGGACAATGGCGAGAATCCAGAAGGTTCGGAGGTTTTGAAAGACATTTTTATGACATTGAATTCGAATACAGTATTCGAATTGCCTACTCAGATGCTAGAGAGGACTATAAAGAAATATTTATAAATCGTCCACATGATTTCTTAGAACGAGCTGGAGCAATTCTTGAAGATAAGAAATTAACTAAAGTAACTCCAGAGCAAGATTTACAAAATCTTAAACAAGATTACGAGATTTTCACTAGTGTAATTTCAAAATCACTAGATTCAACAAATTTGACAGTAGATCAAATTATTGATTCTTTAGACGTAAAATCAAAAACTAAATTCAAAGCTATCCAAAAACGTCTAGAGGATAAAGAAAAAGCTGCAAAGAAAAAAGAGGACGAAGAACGTCAGAAAAAGGAAGAAGGCCACTGGGCTGAAATCCAACAACAACAAATGATGAAGAAAATAGAGGTTTTCTAAATGACTAATCCAAATCAAATACCAGTCCCAATACTCGGAGAAGAAAAAAAAGCTCCACCACAAATAACACCAGACGAGCTCCTGGTTTTCGCACCTAACCGTGTAAGAATGTTAAAAGTACCTCGCTCTCAATTGCAAGGCATGGGGCAGATCATCGAGCATATCGAGAATCTAGACCAACGTCAAATCTGGTTAGATATATTCATTGCGCTTATCTCTCGCACAGAACGAGCACTGTCCCCTGAGCAAGCAAGAGAACAAGCCGATCTATATTTCGAACAATATATAGTTAAATGTAGACCTGACTTTGTTAAAGCTGAAGAAGAAACTGATGTCTCAGGTATATAGTTCATCACAAGCATGTAAGATCACTGGTGTAACTTATCGTCAGCTTGATCACTGGATTAGAATTGAAGTCATTACTCCTTTCATAAACCCAAAAGGCTCAGGTAAAGAAAGGCGATTTAGTTTCAAAGATCTCATAGATTTAAGAACAGCTAAATGTCTATTCGACATTGGAATTAACAGTGGAATCATTAAAAATCTTGATTCGGATTTACTTCACTTTACTTCTATTCATATCAAAATTGATACAGAAGAAATTACAGACTATGTACTTAGAAAGATAGAGGAACTTTAATGTGTGAACCAATAGCAAATAGAGTGGACGCATACCCCAAAGCACCAGATTATCACTACGACTGGGATATTTTACTTTCTGAATATAAATTCTCAAGAGAAACAGGCTTTGGTAAAAATGGTCATGGGGAAGCTTGGGAAAAAATGACAGTGAGTTTACATAAAGGTAGCTCTAGGATTGCTATGTCGGAACACGATTCAAGTTACATTAATGTAAGAGGTAAGCTTAAATTTCTAAATGATGCGAACTCCAACACGAAAGCTTCATTGTTGCTATACATACTTAGCAAGGAAGAACACCCACCCATAATTACAGCCGAAGATCAACTTCAGATTCTAGGAGTAATGAAAGAAATTGTTTATGCTCAAGAGGAGCTAATAGAAAAGGAAGAAAAATAATGGAAAACAAACGTAAAAAAATAATTATACTTAGCTCAATAGCTGCAATTACATTAATCATATTAATGAGTTTTAGTTACTATCTTGGCAGCCAATCAAAAAATGAGCGTCTTGAATCATGCCATAAAGCACTAAACGCCCTAAACGACATAACAAACGACATAGATGTGTCAGTATCTGAAGCAGCAGATAACGTAACAAAGTGTGACCCAACTTTCAAATAATGAAATACGACGCACTCATCCAATCAGGCAAAGTAACAGCACGACTAGAAGAAGACTACTCACTACTAATCAACCCTCACACAGGCAAACATGACATCATGGGCTTCACACTAAAAGTAATGATGAACGGAAAATATGTTATGCAACCCATAGGAAGAGAACAAGAAGCGAACGGATTCAACGCAGAAAAACTCGTCGAAGAACTAATCGAAAGATTATTGGCGGGAGAAGGACAACCAATACTATGAATCTAATCGACGAAAAAACAACTGCCATCCTATCAATTAAACCTAGGCTAGGTGGAGAATTTAACAAACTTGATAAAGCAATAGAGGGCGCAATAATTTTTAAAGAACTACTTGGAAAATTCGATACTCAATTAACTCCCATTCTAAATTTCAATGAAACTTTAATACCTATTACTGACCCTAGCCATATGCGTCATACCTATTGGCCAGGGCTACTCGAAGTTCCAGAAGAAGAACCGCACACAGAAATAGATGGCCAGTTAGAATTAACGACTACTCCAGAACAAGCAACGCCACCTAGGATTATTGACCGCGAATACGGCAATATGACTATCACAGGAGCTTTAGTAACAAGCCCACAGTTCAAAGCATGGGTAGATTACAACCGACAAGTAGAAATGTTATTCGATATAGACGAAACATTAGGAACAGGATGGATGTCCCCAGAACATTTCCAAGCGTTTTTAAGGTTTGCTGGAGATAAAAGAAAGTGCAATAAGAAGACATGCAAAAATCACGAATTATAGGAATAGATCCAGCTAGTAGAGATGGAGACGAATGTGCTGTATGTGTAGCAGAAAGAGATGATGAAGGCAACACTAATATCATTTTCACACAACGGCACTTGCCAACTTATACAGTAAAAATAACAGAACAAAAGAAGGAAACGAAATGCCAAGAATAGCCGAACGCAAAATACATGCTTACTATTATGAATCTATCCTAGATGGTTCTAAGACCTACGAGCTGCGCCCACACGACAAGGAACTAGCTGAATGTGATATTCTCCGCCTGGTAGAAGTTGACCCGTTAGGAGCGCCTACAGGGCGTGGAGGAGACTATAAAGTTACAGCTAAAATGTCTATAGGCACACTTAAACCAGATTATGATGATTTTCAACCAGAAAATTTTATGGCAATGAGCATCACCCCTGTTAAGCAATTAACAAAAGCAGAAACATTAGCAGCATTAGCTAAAGCTGAAGAAAAATTTAAAGGTGACGATTTTTTAATAGAAGCCCTTGGAATACTCGCTCAATATATAGGTGACGATCAAATCAAAATAGCATTGGAGCGTTATTAATGGGAAGTGAATTTATTAAACGACAAGCTGAAAGCATGAAACAAATAGTAGATCATGCAGCAAACCATGGTTCTTTTGAAGCAGAAATTGACGGAGATATTTACTTAATCACTCCCGTATCTATGTCTATAGATATAGATAGTTTATTGCATGGTGAAGTTCATTATCGGAAAAAAAGCGAAAGTGGAATACATGGGTAGCCGTATCAAAGCAATGCGAAGAGCGAATATGGATCTTAAAAACAAAGAACCTAAAGAAACATTCGAAGGTAAAAAGAAACTTGCCCTAATGATTGCAGAGATGGGGATAGGTGCACACATATTTACCTTCAATGGCCAAGGATATGTAGCCTATAAAGGTGGTAAACACGCTAAAATATTTCCAGGAGAAGTAGCTGAGATCTATGAAGACGGTGAAGAAAAAATCGTCAAATGGGAACTCAGTCTTGACGAAGGAATCGTAGAAGTAAACCGACCTTTGGAGGAATAATGGCCGTAGCATACGACTACTGGTGTAGCAAACACGGAGAATTTGAATGGCACAAACCATCAATACACGACGAAACACCCAAAGACGTACCATGTCCACTATGTGGAGAATCGGCTAAACAATTATTTGGGATGCCAGCAATAGAAAGTAGAAGTAAACCGACCTTTGGAGGAATAATGGCCGTAGCATACGACTACTGGTGTAGCAAACACAGAGAATTTGAATGGCACAAACCATCAATACACGACGAAACACCCAAAGACGTACCATGTCCACTATGTGGAGAATCGGCTAAACAATTATTTGGGATGCCAGCAATAGAAAAAGGCTGGATGCCAGCAAAGAACAATAGGTAAATAGAAGTTGGTCGCGGGAGTGGGAATCGAACCCACTACCTTCGGGATATGAGCTGGGAAGAATAAGTACAATTTCTACTACAAAACAATTTACCTGTCTTGTTTCTTTTTAATCTAAGCCTATACGTATGAGGTTTTAAGGAGAAATTTTCTTTACACCAGTCGCATTCAATTTCAATCAGAGGAACAGATTTTACGTGTAACCGAGAATGGTGAGAACGACTTAAAACTTCTAGATTCTCTATTCTGTTATCAGACTTATTTTCGTTCCGGTGATGTACTATCTCATTGGGTTGTAGGAATCTTTTGAGTTTATTTTCTATTAAGACTCGATGTAGAGGGTATAGCCCATTGCTATTAGCTTTTGGATGAGGTGGATTTGTCCGAGCATACATATACCCACCACCTTTACAGGTGTGAATTATTTCTAAAGGCTTAAACTCCATTCTTTTATTTTAGCAAAAGAGTTACCGAAATGCAATCTGACGAGCCACCAATGCTTCCATCCCGCAAAAATACTATAACACATGCTGACTTGGCGAAGTGGCTTAACGCGCGTGATTGCAAACCACGTATTCATCGGTTCGACTCCGATAGTCAGCTCTCAACATGTTCAATTAGTTTCAACTCCATACCAAAAAAATCTGACTTAATTGGAGCAAAAAACTTTAAAGTCTTCACGTACTTAGGTTTATCGTCAATCAAAACGCCAGCATCTACAAGGCCATCCATAGCAGCTTTAGCCCAATTGCCCAAAGAACCAACATCAGGCTGAACACCATTAATTATATAATGATAAACTTCTATATCAACGCAATCAAACTTACTAGGATCTTCCATAGCCAACCAATAGAAAGCTGTACGGACACTCTTTTTGATCTCAGATTGCCTGAACCTATTCTTAGCTCCATAAACATTCATCAGCACAGGGCGTTGTTTGTAAGTATAACTTTTAGTTTTTAAGATAACCGACCAGCTTCCACATCACGATTACACCACATACAATAAATAGCGATCAAATTAATAATAGCAAAATCATCATCCATACGATCCTCAGACAAATACTCCATCATCAGAAGAGGCTGATCACAACACTTCCCTACTTGTTTAAAGAACTCTTCGTAGTTCTCTTCGGGAAATTCTTTATGTAAAATAGGCGACTCAGGTTCTTCATAGTAAGCGAAAGGTTTATAATACCGATCTGTGTTCTTACGATTTTGCGGGTGCTTTTTATCCCAGCCCATAAATTTAGTCTACTAGATGTAAACCGAAATAAATATCATGCCACGCACGATTCAATTCTAAGATGCCAGGATTTGATTCTAACCAACTCTTAGCTTCAGGACTACCAATATGCGTACCTACTGGATAGCCAAGGTTAAAACGCACAGCAGCCATCCCAGTCGGCTTATCTACATGGGAATCAAAACGAGTACCAAGTTCTGTAGCCATATCTCTAGCAATAGAAATAAAATCTTCAGTACCAATCCACTTAGGTTGAACACAAGCAGGCCCACCTTGATAGGCAGATTCTAAAACATAGATACGAGCAGCTTGCTCTATCATGTCTGTAATCATTGGTTCAGTTCGTTGAGCTTTAGGTACACCATTAATTGCCATAGTGAAACCTTAACACGATAACTACTGTTTGGGAATAACTTCACCACTAGGAGTGACAGGAGAAACCTTTGGTCGAACATACTTCACGATTCCACCACCCACAATAAACATGATAACAATGTCGGTAAGAGTTTTACCAGCACTGATTTCTTCAATGATACCTTGAACTATTTGGGCAATAACACCCAAAACTGTTAAAACGGAAGTAAAGAATACAACTGGTTCACGTCCAAAGATTTTATAAGTATTAAGATCACGATTAAAAAATTTCATATTTTCTCCTAGAAAATTGTATCTTATTGTTTACTCTCGTAGTATAGTGTCAGTGTTACACATATAAAAGTATAAGTAGGGTTCTTTGTCCTGGATTAAAAATGGCTTTTGTGTGGGCTTACCGACGGATTGGTTTTTTCCACCACGGGGCAATAGTGTCGATTCGATCATAACACGCTCTCTTGCGCGTACTACCTGTTCCATATGTCCCTATAAAGACCAATGCTCAGAAGAGTTTGAGGAACTAAAAAAAGAATGGAAGCTAGGAATCTGGGGCGGGCTGACAGAAAAAGATCGCAAACGAATAAAAAAATCAGCAGCAGCAGACGGATCAATCACAGCAGAAACTATAATCAAACGACACCAAAAAGAATTTCTAAGCGAACGAACACAAAACAGAATGATAAAAAAATCAGAGACAGACCCCAAAGTGAAACAAATAAACGAATGGTTAATATATGAACTCGGTCTTCTTGAGTCAGAAGAAGAAACCAATGCAGAATAGTGACGATGAATCCTGGAAAGAAAAAGCACTCTGCAAAAGATTAACCCAATATTTTTTCTTCGATGATCAAAGAGTACTTACCACTAAAGCTAAAACAAAAATAGAAGCAATACGCGAACTGTGTGAAGTATGTCCGGTAAAGCAGGAATGTTACCAATATGCTGTAAATAATGATGAGAAATTTGGCATCTGGGGAGGCGTATCTTTTGACGCTACAGACCGGCGCAAACGTAGACGCAAAAAACTATGATTGAAATAGTAATGCCTTATATCGTTGGCATTCTAGGTACAGCGATGATTTTAATAGTTTACAAAATATTCAATATTCAAAAATCTAAAAGAGGTAAGAATAATAGCTCGTAAACTATAACACTGCTTTCACGTCTTCAAGTGTTAAGCCAGCAGCTTCAGCCAATTGGGTTAATACGTTATCACGAGCGATTGCTTTAGCCTCAGAAGCTTCTTGGTTCGCTAACATAGCAGCATTGTAGGCAGCCTCTTTATTATTTAGCATTTCTATATAATCATAAGGAGTTTTAACCTCTAGTTCATGTTGAGCTATCTCATCTTCATTAGCAGCATTACCACTCTGAATCCAAGTAACTAAACCATCTTCATCTGTTTTTGTATAAAAATAAAGAGGGGTATCATTCCCCATGGCTATCTCTACTTCTTCTTTAGTAAACATAATATTCCTTAATGAGATTTCAGACTAATGCCATATGCCTTAACAACGGAATTAGCATCAAAGAACTGAACATTTCTATTGCCTGTAATGCTCCATATCTGGCCAGCACCAAAGCTATACGTTGCTTCAGGGGGAACAATATAAGTTTCTGTTAAAGTTATAAAACTATTAACACCATGATTCCCTCCGCCATAAGCACTATAGGAAACAGGGCTTTGACCATAAGTACCATTCACGTAATTCCTACCAACAACACTCATAGTGCTTGTCCCACCAGAAGTATCAGAAGTTAGCTGGAAGTTGAACTGCCATGCCCAATTGACAACAACAAGCATATTATAGACAGTGGAGGGGTTATAAACAACAACATCTAAGCTAGTAAAAGCATAGCCGTAAGAACCGCCACCAGGAGCAATAAGAGCACCACCTAAATCTTGAGAAGCGCTACGGCTATAAGGTACTCCTAGTTTATAGCGAGCAGGGTCATCGACATACATCGCCCCATCGATAGTCGTGTATATATTGCTAGTATTTACACCCTCTTCATTCTGTCTAAAACAAGTCATCCTTATTATCCTTAACTAAAAAGTGCTCTCCAGGTATTAGGCCCAACTTTACCGTCAGGATCTAAACCTTTAGATTTCTGGAAAGCTATAACCGCAGCCTTCGTTAACTTACCAAAATCTCCGTCAGCTTTCACGCCAAGTTTAGCCTGGACAGATTTAACAGCAGCAACATTAGAACTACCTTGAACAATCAAACCAGGATATTGAGGAACTTGTTTAGGAGCAGGAGCAACATTAGTTTTAAACAACGCATTCCAAGTAAGTTTTCCTACTTTACCATCAACATCAAGACCAGCATCTTTCTGAAAAGCTTTAACAGCCGAAAGAGTTTCGTCACCAAAACCACCATCAGCACCATACTTAGGCAGAGCATAACCACGAGCAATCAATTGAGCTTGTGCTTGGCGCACAAAGTTTCCTTTAGTCCCTTGCATCAAAAGCATAGGATATACAGGAACATTGCTTACAGGAGCTTGTGGTACTTGTGGGACACTAACAGGAGTAGGCGATGTAGGAGTACCAGTAATATAACCTTGAGCCATAGCATAAATAACTTTAAGTTGAGCTTTAAGATTTTTACCACAACAAGCAGTCGCATACGGAGCATCACTATGAGCCTTATAATCAAACACTGGGGTCAACCAGCCATTAGAAACATACTCATTCAATACTTCAGCAAGAGCTTCTAAAGCTTTATCACTAAGTTGCACATCCCAATCATAACGACCCAAAAGGGCAATACCTACCGATACGGTATTTTTGCCAGCAGTATGAGCACCAAGAGCAGGCTTACCATTTAAATAACGACCCGTCAAAACAGTACCATTAGGATGAATTACATCATGGTAAGGAACATCAACATATTCATTATAATTAGTCACCTTGTGCATATCAGCAATAGGGTCAGAAGAAACAGGAGTTACAGTATGATGTTGAAAAGCCAGACTCACAGGAAAATGTTGCTCTTGTAGAGCTTTCTTCGGCGCAGGAGCACCCCAACCTTGTCTTGATATTCTATTCATATTAACTACCTTTCTCCGCAGATTCAAAAATCATTTTACCAGCAAAAGCCCAATAATAGGTTTTTACTTAAAAGAGAAAACCTTTAACCGTATATGTAGCTGGGCTTGGGACATACTCAACAGTTAACCACATTGAAGATATTTCTATATAATTAGCTGATGAAGCTGTAGTTATTTTAACTCCTATTTGAGAAGCGTCTATAGAAGCCTTTGTGTAGGGGTTTCCTAAGAAATCAGTATATTTAGTAAACCTAGGTATAAGAGAACTAAGACCATTTGAGGCATTCGTTTTCCATGTAGCAGAGTTCAAAGTGTATGAAGTACCAACGTCAGTTCCACCAGAAGTATTATGTTGGATAGCAACATCTAATCCAGAAGCCGTTGCCACATCATTGCGCCACCTACAGCTTATAGTTGCAAGTGTTACGGCATCACCTGCTCCTATAGGGGTAGGTGAAATAGTGTACATATCTACATCATTAACTGTAGTTGAACCTATGTAAGTAGTTCCATCGTCTGGCGGGTTTTCATCAACTTGGTTATAGTTACTAGAACTACCGGCTGTACGTCCAGCACCAGTAGTCCATTGGTTAGAAGAACCAGCTCCAGTAGGAAAAGCTATAATAATACTTCCAGGGCCAGGGTAGCCATTTTGAGCCGATCCAGCATCATCATTGACAGCTAAATCATCAAAGTACCAGACCCCTTGTGTTTGAGCCTCAGCATTAAGATTTCCTCCAAGATAGATAGCCCCAGGGTTTCCTGAAATGCTTCGTGTAGAGGATGTGGCGAAAGCAGCAGCACCATCAACTCTACTTTCAACGATATGGCTACCGGCAGCGGCAGAAGTGTCAATTTTTATTTCAATGCAATACCATGTGCTCGTGCTAAGGGTAGTAGTACCTGCAATTTGGCCATCTTCATCATATAGTTTTAAAACGCCAGCATTATCTATAGTTAAATATACATAAGGGGTTGTAGGGCCGAAAAAAGTTTTAATAGCGATAATGCGATTCTCGGCTGTAGGTAAAGTGGTAAAATTGACATAGACTCGATACCAAGTTTTAGTAAAGCCGGCTATTTTAAAATTAGTTCCAAAATATTGCCTAGTTGCAGAAGCTAAAGAACCTATACGCCCAGAGTAATTACCTGAACGAACAACAGAAGAACTAATAGTTGGAGAGCCAACGTAGTCGTCGAACTCCATGTCGGTAGTAGTTGAGTTAATCTCCCAGCCTAAAGTAATATATCTGGCCATTAGTAGCCTTTAGCAATACCAATAATCATTGCTTTACTAAGAGTTGCATCCCATTTGAATTTAAGAACATCACGTTTGCTTGCTGTAGTAGTAGCCGTATAAGAAGGAACATCTGTACCAAATGCGTAGTCAGTCCCAAAAGTTAAAGCCTTAGAACCAGCTCCATCTTGAGTATAAGTCACGGTAAATTCTTGACCTTCTGCCATATTTGTAGGATTGCCCAATGCTCGTGTAGCCCCAATGCCGGCAGTTGCAAGCAACGTGAAATGATTACCACGAGAACCATCAATCGTTACAGTTGCGGCATCTGTTAAAACAACAGCATCTGATACCAGTGCTTGCTTTACTCGTATCTTGCCAGCACCTTTAGCATCCAGAATTAGATTAACATCAGTGTCACCACCTGTTGCGGCGATAGTTGGAGAAGTACCAGCAGCAGCATTTGCAACAGTAATCTCATTAATAGCCGAAGCGGTAGTTGTAAATATTATTTCTTCATTGCCGTTAGCATCTGCTATAAATCCACCAGAAGCAAATTTAGGAGCAGTCAAAGTCTTATTAGTCATTGTTTCTGTAGAAGAAGGAGAAGTATAGTCAGTTCCAGCAGTAGCAGCACTTATTGCAGTACCATTACCTTTCAAAACGCCAGTAATAGAAGTACTGATAGTTATAGCTGGAGTGCTTGTAGGAGTAGCTACAGTACCAGCAAAACCATTGGCAGAAACAACAGAAGCAGAAGTAACAGTACCGCCACCAGCAGGAGTTGCCCATGTCCCATCGCCACGCCAAAAAGTTGAAGACGTAGCACCAGTACCTGAGTTTAAGTTAGCAACAGGTAAATTTCCACTTACATGAGTCGATAAGCCTATCTTTCCATAGCTAGGAGCTACTCCTACTCCTCCAGAAATTAAAGCGTTACCAGTCACGACATCAGCTAGCTTACCAACAGTTGTTGTCGTCGGAGCATAAAGTAAATCTCCAACTGCATAAACACTTAACCCAGTACCACCATCAGTGGCTGCAACATCAGTTCCACCAGGGGCATAGTAGTCAGTACTTGGAGAAGCAACAGAAAGAACACCCGAAGTTGACTTCATCATTCCGGTAAGAGTAGAACGTCTTACAATTTTACCTGTAGTACCAGAAAATAAGACAGCTTCACCATCAACAGAAGTAGCAGTATTAGTCGAAGCATCACCAGCGCCCACAGCAGCAGCCCATTTGAGGCCAGTAGCAGTAGCCGAATCAGCAGTAAGAACAAAACCATTAGCACCAACAGCGAGCCTAGCCGCAGTATCAACTCCAGTACCAACAGCCAAATCGCCCTTAGCATCCCAAAAAGAATTAGCAGCAATCGCACCCTCAGCAAGAGAAGTAATAACAAAAGGAGAAGAATCAGTTCCTAACCCAGTAATCGATATGCCAGTTCCGGCAGTAATCACACAATTACACCCACTATTGCCACATTTAGAGCAGCCCCTCATTAGTCAATCCTTAGAAAAAAAATCTTAAACATGACTAAAGATTAACATATAGTTATGTTAATATGTCTTATAACTGAGGCTAAAACAGCCTCCCTAAAGCCACTTTACCTGAATTAAGGAGACTGAAGTTATGAGTATAACACACCGAACAAAACATCCACTATATTCAACTTATAAGAGCATGAAAGTCCGATGCTTTGACACGAACCATCCTTCTTATAAAAATTATGGGAATAGAGGGATTACTATTTGTGATCGTTGGCTCGGCAAAGATGGTTTTGATAATTTCGTTTCCGACATGGGTAAACGACCTGAAGGAAAAACTTTAGATCGTAAAGACAACAACGGAGATTACAGCCCTTTAAACTGTAAATGGAGCACAAATGAAGAACAACTTTCCAACAGAAGAAATCTCCCAAATAAAACTGGTTACCCTGGGGCAGTTTTAAAGCAAGGGAAATTTGAAGCTAGGGCGGGTACGGGAGGTAAAATATATCTTGGAAGATTTGTCCAACCCTATGAAGCTTCTTTAGCCTATCTTGTTGCCAAAGTCTTTATCTGAGTCTCCAGCCTTTTCACATAACCCTAAAGCAACGCGACATTCTTCCAATTCTCTTTGAAGTCTTTGAATCTGACCTTCATGTTTATTCAACCGACCGATAAGCCCGCCAAACTTCCCATTAATGCCATTAAAAACACTCATTAAAGATCTTTCATCCATCTCTGCTCCTAGACGCTACTAACACGAGAGTCTGCACCCTCGCCAACATTGATATTAAGACTCAATCGAATATCTTCATCACCAGAGTTCCAAGAACCCTCAACGGAAGAAATATAAAGCTCACGAGGATCAGGCTCACAATAGCCACTGAAATTAGTACGGATTAAAGAGCCAGGAATAAGCTCATTAATATCCACATCAAAACTAGGAGATAATGAAGAATTAGAAGCTTCCATCGTCGGGCCAGGACTATTCATCTCATTAAGACGAGTAGTAGCAAAAGTAGCAGCATCCGTATTATTTCCAGCATTAGCATCAATCACAGCTTCCACCAAGATAGGAATACCAAATCTAGTAGTATCTATTCCCCCAGCAACAGCATATGCAGTAGAACTAGTACGAGCAAAAACTTTAGTAGCATAATTGTCAGCATCCCAATTCAAAGGGGGAACTTCAGAAATATCATCATCAGTAATAGTTGCCCGGACATGAGTAGTTAACCCGATACGAAAATCTTGCAGAACACAAGTCCAATAAGAAATACCTCGAATAACATCTGTGACATTATCAAGTGCGCGAGAAGCATCCTCTACAGCAAAAATCTTTTCACCCGTAACAACAGGGGAATTAGCCGCAGCACGAACAACAACCCCAGCAGGATTATTCAAACTATATCCATAATTAGCAATTTGTTGAGCAATAAGATTCACATCTTGAGACAAATAGCTTATAGTAGGCATACGACGTTTAGATAGCCACCAAGAAGAATCTTTAGCAACCAAAGTAATAGTATTACCCGCCTGTAAAGTTAAGCTAGTCAAAGTACCCTTCCACACCAATTGAGGACTGAGGCCTTCAACTTCACGCCACAAATAAAGCTCATAAGCAGGAATACCTTTAGCCAGCTCCAGATAACGGCAACACTTCTCAAAATAAGTACCAGTCACACCAAGCGTCATAGTTACAGTAGAAGTAGCACTAATCAGACGATTCCACGTACCATTTAGAACATCATCGCGATCAATAACTTCAACAAGCGCACCAGTGCCTACCACACGTATCTGGGCAGAATATAAGCCAGAACCAAGACAAGCCATTATCTAAGCTCCCTATGGTAACGGTCAATAGTGATCGTAGCATCAGGCGCAGTATGAGGAACCCCACCAGCAGTAACAAGAGCACTAGCTTCCAAAACAATAACTAGACCATCACAAGAAATATCTGGCCAAGTCAACGGGCTACCATCAGGAGTTTCCACCCAACTACGTCCACTCTGTTTCACATTATTGCAAGTCACCCAGATTTCCTGAGTAACACCATCTATCTCTATAACTGAATTAGCGGGCAATGGGCCAGGAACAACAATATCGATACATGGATCTTCACAACGGTAATCGTTAGGATCTATAGAACCAGTCTGTTTACTCCAACCTTTAATACGGAAGTTACGCATATCATAACTACCAGTAAAAATAGAAATATCTAAAGTAGATTCACCAACACGAGGGTCAGCATTGATTGCAAACGATTGGCGTTTAACCGCCCAAGGCTCACAATAACAAGTAGAAAACTCAACTTTAGGAATGCTAATAGCTAAAGGCAAGCAAGGGTTCTCACAGGCAGTACTAAGAGCAGGACATGGATCTTCACAAATATTACAAATCTCTTCGCCACTAACAATGACTAAATCAGTAGTAATATTTTCTGGACACATCTCGTAAGTCCAAGGCTTCTCAGCAGCAAAAACAACATCGCAAACAATACCGTAACAAGAAGGTATCTCATCTTCCAGCCAGTTAAGACTAGAAAGAGAAACACCTACAAGTCCGCGCATAGAGTGAACATCGCTATCGCAACTACTAGGGTTATAGCATTCATGCCATTCTAAAGTAGGTAGCGAACATGGGTCAGAGCTTGAATTGCAAATGAACTGGTTTAAAAAATAGGTTTTAGCGAACTCTATAGCACAAGGATCATCGACAAAAAGGACAAATTGTGCAGCTATTTCTTTGCGTTGCAGTTTAGCCCGCTTGGTACGACCACCAGTAGTGGTATCAACGGCTTCCCTTAAATAAGGCTGGGATTCTTTCCACGACCTAATCATCGCACCCAGATAATGGCCACTTCGAGGGTCAGTAGATTCATACCAAGGGGCAGGATCAGAAATCGGAGAAACAAAAGCGCCACCAGCAGGTAATTCTTCTTCAGAAGGAGTCACACAACAGTTACAACTATTCATAGTGGAAACAGGATTATAGATAGGATCAGCAATAGCATGGCCAACAGTTTTAGCGTAAGCCAAAGTACGACAGCCATCCACAATATTGCAGCAACCATAATCTAAATATTGATTAGGCATTAAAGACCCCTTAACGTAGATAAAATTTGGCTAGCAGCAATATGCCCTCTTAAAGCAGGATCTTTAGCCCCACTCTCAACCTTTACAACAATCTCACCAACAGTTGTATTATTGTTATTACTGTTACTAGTTCCACCAGAAATATTCAAAGCATTAGCAATAGCTTCTTGACCTTGCTGGCCAAGAGAACCGTTACGTGCAGCATAAGATATAAGTTTAGCCATACGTTCAGGCTGACTTAAAGGCAACACGATCTCACTTTGTCCACGCTCACCAATATTGGCGATAATACCATTAGTAGTACCTTTAACAAATCCACCAGAATGTAAAGCAACGTGACCATGGTTATAATGACCAGCCAACACATTCAAAGGATATTGGGAACGCTTACCATTTTTAATACCATAACCCAAAGGAGTATGAATAAGTTCGGCAAGATAAGGAGCATACTGAGTCCACCATTTAGCCATCTGCAACATTTGAGGGGCAGTACCAACGAAGTCAACAGCGCGAGCAACAGAATGTAAAGAACTATTACCACTCGCTGTAATCGCCCCAGGACGCACCGTAGAGGAAACACCAAATGGAAGTCCAGAACCATTCATTGCTTGAATAAGAGTTTTATAACTACCAGGCTTACCTTTAGCAGCAAGCAAAGAATCAACAACAGCACCAGAAGCAATAACGCCAGTAACACCAGAACCAGCAAACAAAGCAGCAGTAGCTTTCTGAACGTATTGAATAGAAGCTTCCGCGAATCTAGTAACTACAGCATCGGCCATATTGCGAATAATCACACCACTTGAATATTGTCTCAAATAGTTATCTTTAGCAGCATTAATAGCCGCAACTTCTTTAACACCAGTATAAGAAGAAGCCTCCTCGCCATCTTTACCAAGACCATCGCCAATTAAGCCTTTGCGTAGCATTTCAAAGCGACCCTTACCGAGTTTCATCATTGTACTTTCAGGAAGGACACCCTCGCCTTTTTTACCCACAATCAATTGTTCACCAGCAGTGAAACGACCGCTATGAGTATCACTCTTTTCTCCGATAATACCACCAGTATGAAACTTAGGAATCTGAGGGAAAACATTATCACCAAGGCCCAAAGCCTTACTCATAGTATTTAGGCTAGCAAGATAAGTATTAAGAGGAACAGAAGTAGTTCTAAACGGATCTAAAATAGCATTAGGAAGATTCTTTAGACCAGCAGTAAATGAAGTGGTTAAAGCGTTAGCGAACTCTGTACCCATACTAGTGAACGCGCTATTAATAACAACTTTAGTCGTCGCAATAGTCTGAGTAAATCCGATAGAAGCACCCTCGCCAAGAGAAGTACCGATTTTAATACCTGTACCAATATACGCAAAAGGGTCATCTACTAGAGCTTTATTAACAGACGCAGGCAAAGCTTGCACCGATGTAGTTATATTGTCAATTTGTGGCTGAATAGCCTCATCTATCTTCGCATTAGTAAAAGTAGTATTAATCGAAGTAGCAGTAGCAGCAGCTTGAGTATTTAGACTAGTGAAAACTGTTTTCTGGGCAGTATCAATAAATGCTTGTAAACGGGTTTGCTCTTCAAGAACACCAGCATATAGCGGGTTGTCTTTAATCGCAGCTTCAACATCAATACCCTTTTCCCCATGCTGTTTAAGAACTTTATTTTTCTTATATAACTCTTGACGTTTAGCTTCAATTTGAGTATCAATCTCAGAAAGACGAGTTGCAGCCGCATCAATAGTAGCCTGATCCGGTTCTTTAATATTAAATGTTGGAGCACCAAGTTCACCAGGATTAAACCCATTAATTTTCTCAAAATTAGTCTGAACAATACCTGTAACATCTTTAGTATATTTACCATAGACCTCTTCAGCAGAAGCAAGAGAAGCACGAATATCACCAGCAAGCTTAGGATTCTTAGCAAGATCTTTAGCCAATTGTCCACCAGCAGCAGGGCCAAGAGCAGCAATTTTCTCAGCAAGATCAGGAAATTCAGTTTTCAGCTTATTAATATTCTCACCAAAGGATTTAACGCCATCGACATAAGCCTTCAGGTTATCCTTCAAAGTTTGAGCACTAATACCACCGATCTCAAATTTGAAATCAGCTTTAAACGCATCACTAATAGCAGGTAAAGCCTTACCAATTTCCTCACCAGTTTTACGAATCTCATCAACAAGATCACTCTTAAAGCTAGCGATTTTCTTAGCGAACTCTTTAGCCCCAGCTTCATCAAGTCCAAGCTTTCCAGCAATAGTGTCAATAAGAGCGCCAACGCCAGTAGGATTATTTTGAATCTCATTATAAACCTGAGCATAAAGGGCTTTGAAACCTTTAGAGCCAAGACCAGCCTGGACAGAATCAAACGAAAGTTCACCTATCCCAGTTCCAACATTTTGTACAGCAGTAGCCAATTCTTGCAAAGCTGTAGCAGCTTCATTGGCCGCATCAGGAGAGCTAGTCATAGCTTTATTCAGAATATCTTGAGCTTGAGCACCTTGAATACTTCCGTTAGCTACACCACGCAATTGCTCTCTTAGGCTCTTCGCCGCAATAGCATTCTCAGCAATAGTTTTACTTACCTTCTCGTAAGCTCCAGCAACATCGCCACTCTTCTTAAATTCTTCTTTAACACCCTTAACAAATGAGGCAGAAGTTTTATTACCTGCATCCTCAGAAGCTTTAATATTGTCATCCAAGATTGCGGTAAATGAATCTTTATATTGTTGGCGTAACTTCTTTAAGTTTTTAGCAGCATTTTCAGGATTGACAGCAGTAGAACTTAGATTTCTGTTTTCACGAACAACTTGGCCTGCAAGATTAAGATCGGAAATAACTTTATTAAATTCTTTATCGCTACCAACAACGACGCTTTTAATTAGACTTTCGTCACCTTCAACAATTTTACGAGCACGATCCAAACGAGCAATATTTTCGTCAAGAGTTTTAGAGAACTTAGTTTGCTTATTACCACCATCAAGAACGCCAGAAGAAACAGAAACACTCTGATCAAATTCACCATTAGCTTCCTGGAATTTCTTCAAAAATTCGAGAGAAGTCTTAGCGCTAAATTGTGTTTTCTTATAACCCTCATCAAGACGCTTGAAAGCTTTAGCGCCTTCTTCAGTATCTTTAATAACATTTTCTAGAAGATTTACTTCAGCAAGAGTACCCGACTGTGCGCTAGTATCAAAACGCAATTTCTCGCCAATAAGTTCAGCATCACGAGCAATATTGGCCGTAACCTTTTTAGCTTCAGCAGCTTTATTAACAAAGAAAGTGATACCGCCCACAAGAGCAGCAATAGCAAGTTCAATACCAAAAGATTTGACAGAACTAAGGGCACTACTAGCAAAACTTTTTACACTACTAGCAGCATTAGAAATACCTTCTCCAGCAGCAGCAAAACTACCTTTAACTTTTTGACCAAAAGTAGCACCAGTCGTAGCAAATTGATCGGTTTTCGCAGTAAGTTTGTCTGTCTCGGCTTGCAACCTCGTATATTGAGGAAGTACCCCATTAAAGAAGCTACCTGGCCCATTATAAACTTTATAGCCTTTAGCTCCAAGATTTTCTATCTTACCAGTGAGCTTTTCTGTTTCTCTCCTAAATTGCTCAACTCCATTCTTGTTAAAAGCAGTTATTAAAGAAGTCCCAGCAGTTTTAGCCCCAGATTTAACTTTCTCAATACCATTATTAATATCAGTGAAAGGTTTTTTGAAATCAAGTTTGTCAGCAGCTTTACCAAACAAATTCTTAGTTAACCCGCCAGATGAACCTAGAAGTTTAAGACCTACAGCCATCGCAAGAAGCTGAGGAGGAATAGCTCCTATAGCTTTAGAAGTAAGTTCTATTAAAGGCAAGAAAGGCTTCAGAATGGTCAATGTAGTACTAAGACCAACATTAAACACTGGCAATATCTTTACGCCAGTTTCAAATGCAGTTAAGAAAGCTTCCCCACCACCATCAGCAGTAAACTCAGCAACAGTATCGACAACAGGAGCAAGAGCAGCACCGAAAGCATTAAGCGCAGGAACAGCCAACTTACCAAATACAGGAACAAATTTAGCCCCAGCATTAATAAGCTCAGTAATCCCCGAAGTAGCACCAGAAGTCAAAGATTGATTTTTAAAATCATCAGCAGCTTTACGATAATTAGAAGCAAGATTATTGAGAGTAGGGTCAGAAGCAGCACGAGCCACTTGTTGGAAACGGTCACGAAGAGTTTCCTGAGAACCAGCAAGAGTCAAAGATTGGCTATAAAGAGCATTAGCAGCACCAGGGAACTTCTCCATCCCTTTAAGTAATGCAGTAACAGCCTCATCAGCTTTAATACCACCAGCAGTAACGGCCTTCAAAGCCTTACCAGTATTACCACCAAATCGTTCTATATTGTCCGCAATAGCTTTAATAGGGTTAAAACCAGGGAAAGCGGTAAATATGGTACGAAGTTCTCTTTGGGTAACTTTACCTTGACCTTTAATTTTAGCTAAGGCAATAGTCACACGCTCAATAGCGGAACTAGTAACACCCAACTGAGCACCAGCACCAGAAATATCCTGCAAAGAATTAATAAGTTCAGTCGGTTTAAAACCCGCACCCAAAAGAGTACGAGACGACTTTAAAAGACCTTCAAGATCAAAAGGTGTAACCGCAGCAAAATCCTGCAACTCACCAAACAGCTTAGAAACAACAGAAGCATTACCAACAAAACCCTTGAAAACTCTCTCAACGCTCTGAACCTGTTTAGAGGACTCTAAACCAAACTTGATAAAACTCTTAGTAGCTTGAATAACACCAGTCGAGAAAGCCGTGAGAGCCACCTGGCCGACACTGACAGAGCCAAGGAAACTAAATACGCTACTCTTACCTTCAGTCGCAGCACGACCCACCAAAGTAAGATCACGAGCAAGATTACGAGTAGATTTAGCAGCAGCCTCAGTCCCAGCAATAGCACCAGGAGAAACAATACTATTAACAACATTGCCCTTTACCGCATTGCCAGGAACACTAGCAGCAACAGGAACACGAATAGTGCCAATATCATTCTGGATTTGTCGTCTAACACGACTAATCTCAGCATTAGAAAGACGTTGAAGTTGAAGCTCAACCTTAACACCACCAGTGCCACTAAGAGCACGACCTAATTCTTTCTTAAACTCAGCCGCAGCAGTTTTAGTAAAAGTCGGCTCAACCTTGATACCAACAGTACCTAAAGCCCTAGAAATCTCTTTCTTAATATTATTAACATCAGTTTTAGTAACATCAGGTTTAACTTTGACATCAACAGTGCCAAGACCCTTGTCAATAGTATTCTTGACTTTAGTAATGTCCGATTTGTCTACAGTGACTTGGACTTCAACTTTTGCATTCTTACTAGTTTTAGTCAGAATCTTATTTAAATCAATCGCAAAATCTGAACCATCAGGGTTTATTGGAATACCTATAGAACCTGGTTCGTTAACTGACATATCAGAAAGTATAGCCTTAAACGGGCAAAAATCACATGATAACGACTAGTCGAACGTATCGCCCAAAAGCTGACCAGTTTGAGTACTATTCTCTTTCATAGCAACATATTCAGGCGACCAAATAATATCATCAAGAGACTTCGCGGAGCTGCCAGCATTCTTCTCCAAGAAATCATCAATACGTTTAATGCTCAGATTGAACTCATCATCATTTTCAGTATTAAATAAAGTTACATAGGCAGTACGAATCTTCTCATCTACGTTTTCTAAGATGAAACTTTCTAGCCCAGAAAAATAAGCACGATCAGAGAGCGTATCGGGGTCGCCCCCATTGCTTACAATATGACCCTCGTAACGACTTCTAAATTCGTAATTGTCGAGGAAGCTTAGAGCTACTTGGAATCCTCTGATTCTTTTCCCGTTTTAACTTCGAAGAACTTATCTTGGACTTTAGTCATAATGGTACGGAAAACAATAACTCCCGCATCTCCACCAGCCCATTCATCAAATTCATCCCAAAGAGATTTATCTTCGTCATTAGTGAGAGCTTTAAGAGCATTTTTTATAGCTGTCTTTTCGCCCTCTTCGTCATCTGAATCGCCAGGTGTACCATTAAGTGCATCTAGGTACATTTTGACTTCATCATCGTTAGCATCAACACGAAGATGAATTTGCTTTTTGTCCTCTTTTGTACCAAAAGGGATAACGATTTGACTTTTACGTCTCGCGTCTAAAATTTCATTAAGATTAATTGCTAGATTTGCCATAGTAGTTTTCTTTCTGCTCCGCTAAATTGGGTTAACAAAAACAGTGTACTACAAATATTTAGGGACATACCAGTATATACAACTACTTGAAATTGTTAAACTTATACCCATATTTACGAGCAACATTCTTAGCAGCATCCTCCATAATATGAAGACCCCTATAACCTTTAACCCTCTTCACAAAAATAACACTCTCATCTTTAGGATTATTAGAACGACCTGAATTAGCTTTACCTTTACGAGATTTAAGGCTACCTGACTTCTGGCGACGATAATTAACACTAGTCAAGTTGGCAACAGGAATAACCATAAATGTTTTCTTAGCAACAATGGGAGCTTTACCCGCAGCCTCCCCGATACCTTTCTCAAGATCACGAGCATAATAACGCCCATTAGCAGCACGGACATTATTAACTACAGCAAGATCACCATCAGAAGTAGTATCAGCCTTAAGCGCACGAATATAAGCCCCAGTAGAGCCCTTACGTTTAGAAATACGTTGACGAGCTAAACGGCTAGCCTCAGCAATAACAAGATCAGCTACAACCTTAAACTCGCGATAAGCTTTAGAACGCTTATCAACCTTACCGTTAAGAAGTCTTTTTACCTGGTTGTCCAGCGACCTTTTGTTGACCTGAACTTTGGCTTGTCGATTCGGCATCAGCAACCTCCACATCAGGAGCTTTTTCTACACCAATTTTAACAGCATAGCCTTGAGCCACAAGATGACCACCTGGATCTTCAACTTCGTCGCCAACGTTACCAGCACGACCGCCACCAACACTAACACGAGACAAAAGTCTCACAAGTTGAACATTCTCTTTTTTCTCTTCACCCATTTTGGATTTCCTTTATTATGCTTCTATACGCCATTGAGACGCATAACTTTGACAACCATCTTCACGCCCTATAGGATCAAATCCATCAGGAGCGATACTCATACTACACTCTTTTCGCTTCTTTTCCCACCATACTATCAAAGCTATATAAACAGCATTCAGAGTATTATAGGAATCAGCAGAAAACTCGGTAGATTCATCAGCAGTTTCAGGATTTTTAGGACAAATAGAAACAATCACTTCAAAATCAAAGTAATGGTGTAAGAAATTCTCTTCAAAACTATTCCGAATAGTACCAGTAATAGCAACAGAAAGACCACTCTCGCAAGTCTTAGGGACATCATCCCCAAACCAAACAAAAGCACAATGAGGTAAACCGCATTTGTCTAACTGTCCAACTATTTCGTTTTTAACCTCATCAAGAGTTTTCTTGAGATCGGTATGTTTCATAAGTCTTAAGCTTGACTAGGAATAGCCACACCAGTACAAGAAACAGTAGGAAGAGTGAAACCGCTAGGGAGAGCTTCCCAAATTTCACCATCACCAGAAACAACCATACCAGTACCACCATGGAAATCATTATATGGCCCATTTAAATAAGTACCATTATCACCATAACCATCAGCAGCAAAACTAAAGTTAGTAGTATCTTCAGCAGCAAAAGTAGTGTCACCAATTCTAGTCTCAGTAATAAGAGGAAGAATCACACGAATATTAGCAACAGTAGAATCATCACAAATACCATTAGTTTGACGAACAGGTGTAAACACTTCTAAAGCGAACTTTGAAGTAGCAGCATTAGTACAAAGGTTAGCAGATTGACCAGAACTCAAAGGACGACCAACAGCATAAGTATCAGCACCATCAACATAAGCAGTCCAGTTAAAGATAGAAGCAAAAGCAACAGTACAGAAATCACAGAACTTACCAGCAAGAGCAAGAGACTTGTCATAACCAGGAGTCTTAATAGGAGCACAATCAATACCGTTAAGTTTCTTATTAGAAATCTCAGTACCTTCAACACGGTTAACTGTCCAGCTTAATTCCAAAGGAGCATCAAGAACATAACCCTTAGCGCCTACAAGGAAAGTACAGTCAGCTTGTCTCGGAGTAATTCTTATACGACATACACCGATGATCGTTTTCGCATCTAGTAGACCTGCCATGATAAACCTCTTTCAAAAGTTTGTTAGCTGCTCCACCAGTTATTTATTTAACCTAATATTAGAGAATCTTTCAATTCAATACAAGTATAATCAACCTAAATCACCCGAGAATAGGACTGACGGTATTTACGAGGATTAATTGCTCTAGCAGGACGTGTAGCACCACTCGGATTTATAGATTTAATACAAGCATCAAGAGGGGCATACCCAGTTTGTCCGTTACGTACATAAGTCTGAGGATCAAGAATAACAGCTTCCTCTTTAACAGTGATGCGTTGAGGCAAAGCACAAGGCTGATTCAACTTTCGCTTAGCAAGCTCACAAGCGTAATCTAACGTATGCTCAACAAGATCAATAGGAGGAGCAATACCATGCTTATATTCAACACTCGTGATATTTACAGTATCAGATACATCCTGGCATGTAGGCCAAACATCATCTTTAAGAATTAGATATTTTTGATCTTTAATATAATAATCATCAGAAGTTAAAGTTACACCCCTGAGTTTTACTTCTGTTATAGAGCAAGCAGGATAATACGGTAATTTGATTTGATTAGCTTTACTCGTGCAACAATTTGAAAGAAGTTGATGCGGAGTAACATTAAGAATAGACGGATAATATTCGTCAGTCCAAATACTCCCATGAGGCCCACAACCTTCAGATCGCTTTAAAGGAAGAATGGTAGTTTCACACTCTCCAGTATAACGACTTTGGGTTAGACGGAAAGCAGTAGCAGTAGCAACGGCGATCATGCGAGCAAAAAGTTCTTGATTGTCGCCTGCTTGAGCTAGTTCTAAGCACTTACCCGCCATATCATCAATAGTTGCCCATGGAGTACAAGGGACATCAGGAGAACAAGGCATAGCTCTATATTAACATATAAAAGCTAAAATCAAGTTCTAAGCTCTTTTAACAGCTTTTGCTTTTGAGGTTTTAGTTTTAACTTCCGCTTTATCTATCTCTGCTTCTCTATCAGGTGCAGGTGTAGGGTCAACATCAGCTTGTGCATCAACTTGAGTTTGAATATTTTGCAATAATGGAGCAACTGCCTCATAGGGTGCTTTAACTAACGCACTTGCAATAGCTCGTATTTCTAATTCAGTAAGACTTAAAGTAAATATTTTATCCAATTTCTGCTCCTTTTAGGTTTGAAATAAAAGTATAACACAAACTATTTGAAATTAAGAGTTTTAGAAAAAAGGGAACCAATTACCTGTATTGGTAGACACTAAAGGAACATCTATAAGCACAAGTAGCACCGAAGCTGTTACACGCGATGTGGTCCAAGTAAATGTTGTTGATTGAGAACCAGTAGATAATAAGGGTTTTGCAGCAACTTTAAGACCTGCCGAAACCCCTTGAACTGTTGTGTAATCCTCTTGAAATCCGTTAGTTGGCGTGCCAATACTTGCACCCATACCACCATTACCTGTTATTGCACCTATAGCAATTGCAGGGGAAGCGGTATTCGTTACCCCGGAACCAGTCGTTGCCGAAGTTCCAGAAGCTGTACCATTTGTATCAGTAACATCTAAAGTTGGAGTTCCAGTGAATCCAGCAATTTCATAAGCATGTTCTTGCACACCACGAGTTGTCACCCATGATATAGGAATTGTTGTTTCTCCACCTGTAGCGATTTTCCACCAAACGTAAAGATAAGATGAAGTACCTTGTACTTTAAAAACAGCTTGAGTATATCCACTAGGAGGGGTAATTGTTGAAGGGTCTGAGACAGATTCCCACATAGCAACTAGAGCATTACCAGCAACTGCTGGATTACTTAAAGTAGCGGTGATAGATGTACCTGTTACAACACCTGGGTTAGCCGCTTGTTTTATGTAAAGCTGTGTTGGTAGAGTTGTGTTAATAATATTTGTTGTATTAGAAACAAGTATTGAGTTTGCACCAGCGTAATATTTGTAAGGAATAGTAGATGTTAAGTCTTGTATCACTTGATAATCCATTACAGGAGGAGCGCCAACTAAAGTGACTGTTGCTGTTGTACCTGGAGTAGCACCATTTACGGCTATACGTCCGTCCCCTGCTCGAGCAAAAGCACCATTAATTGTTACTGTTGCAGCATTAGTAGAAGATTCTGTGAAAGTGTTTGCACCAAAAGTTTTAGTTGTAAAATCAACATCGAGAACAATACCAGTACCGTCATCGAGTACATTGTTCCTGATCTGTGCCCGATAAAAGTTACCGACTGCATTATATAGACCTGACCCACCACCGCTTGCACCATTATTGACTGAACCAATCTCTAGCGGAGACGTACTATCTTTTATATTAGTCATAGCATTTGTCAGATCAGTACCTAATTGTGTCCAACTTGAAGGCATACTTGAACTATCAGCAGCGGTAAAGAATTGCACTCGTCTATCACTCACACGGTAGGTGAATCTAACCCATCCTGCTTGTCCTGCCGTGAAGCTATGAGCTGCGGTTGATGTTGACTCAATACCACCGCCAGCCGAGTTATATAAGCTACAAGATAATGTATTACTAGCACCAGTAGCGAATAGATACGAACCTTGACTACCTGCACCTACATATTTACCTATAAGCACTTGGTTAGCGGTTGACCAAGCATCTAACGATACCCTTACTCGTATGTCTATATCGCCTGTAATTGATAAAGCAGCCGTATCGGGCGTAGAAGCGTAGTTGCCAGCTACCCCAGGTAAACGTAGGTAACCAAAATTTACGCCAGAAGGCAGCCCATTATGAATCTTAGGAATTGATCCAGTTGAGATTGAAAGAATCTTACCAGGGGACATTAATAGTTGATAAATTTCCATACTAGAATTTAAGCCTAAGCCAGGAGAGTTACCTGTTGTTGTCGGAGCGGCCGTATTTTGGATAACTCCATATGTAGCTGTTCCACCAACAATATTCACTTGACCAGCAGCATTGAGGACATAAATAGTAGCGTTCTGCATTTGCAAATTAGCAGCAGGAGCTGAATTTGTCCAACCAATACCACTAGAGGCAAGTTGAATTTCCCAAGTGCCTGTTCCACCTTGTAATAAAGTAAATGTTGAAGCAACAGTAAAGGTCTGTGCTCCAATATTAAAATTATTTGCATAAAATGATCCGTAGTTGAAAGTAATAGTTTTGTTTGATACAGATTCTTTCATATCATCTAAAGCAGTGTAGATAGCACCTGGAGCGTTGAATGCTAAAGCCCCATAATGCAAGCCATTTGAATGAATAGTATAATTACCATTTCGACCAGCAAAAGTCCAACCACCAGTAGAGTTAACATCTATTATTGTTGTGCCATAAATACTTAAGTTACCATAAACTGCATTATTCATACCAGAACTTCCACCTATAGTAGTTCCAGTACGATTTGTTCCCGTAGTGTCAATATTCCGGGCAGTACGCGGCATGTCGAATTGAAGACGTTGATTTGTTAAAGAAAAACTATTAACGTCAACATAAACATCATCTTGTGGTAGGGGTATTGATGCTCCACCAGAACCACCAGAAGTTGTTGACCAGTGAGATGTATCTGAACTTAAACCAGAATTACCTATCCAGTAACGGTTTACTCCACCCGCACCATTAGGTGTTCCTGAATTTACTGTAGGTATAAAGCCCGCATTACCTAAGCCATCACCGAGAGAAGTCCCCGTTACAGAAGTTAAAGAGTTGGCTTTGAAATCATCAAAAGTTCCAGGACCACTTAAGGCGTATAGCCCTGCTTTAGTTCCTGTTGGGAGAGTTGCAAACACATTGGCATATTTAATTACACCATCCACAAGGACAATGACACTATTTCCTTGAACACGTAAACCTATTGTTGCATTATTAGTCCAACCTAGGTTTAGTGAAGTATTCAGAATATCTACTGCTCCTATACGAACTATAATTGTACAAAATGCTGTACCAAAAGTTTGGCGTACAGCAACATAATTATCTACATCTACATATCGGGCCACAACACCAAAATAACCACCTGTAGAGTTAAGTTTCGAATATACTACATGATCTTGTGTGCTTAAATCTACGGTAGCAAAGCCTGTAGCAACAGTTACAGCATTTGAAGCTATCGCCCAAGTTCCACTATTAGCTGTCCAAGCAAGCGCAGAACCGCCAGTAGCAGCATCAGTAGTACCTAAAGATCCATTTGCACGATTAAATGAATCAGAAGTAATAGTAGAACCATCAGGTAACACCGTAATAATATCCATGATATCAGTATTAGTTATATTAAAAGTCGCAGCCTGAATATATCGAGTTGTTCCAACAACACTACTTTGCATTCCTATACGGTCAGCAGTAGAGTTTCCAGTACATGTAAATGTTCCTGAACAGTAAACAGTGCTTTGAATATTTAAACTATCTTTTTTAGCAGCTGTTCCTGTACGGGTATAATTGACACATATCAAAGCTCCTAATTGCATTATGCCTGTAGAGTTAGATACAACATTGCCCCACGTGTAACCACCAAAATTACCTGCGTTAACACCAGCATTCACAATGAGAGTTGAAGCAGCATTAATAGAAGCTGTTTTGTTTGTACCGACTAGGTTAATTGGAGTATTTGTTGTCGTAAGTGTCCAAGTAGTTGTAGCACCAATAGTCATTACTCCAGCACCCGCACCAGTACTTACTAAAGTACCAGTAGTCATACTGAAACCGCCAGTGTCAAAAGATCCTGCTGTCCAAGTAAAAGCAACGGTAGTGGTTAAAGCATCGTTAAATAGATAGTTACTTCCAACACCATTAATGTTTGTTGAATTTAATGATTTACCTGCGGTTATAATATTTTGTTGTGTAGCAGATGTAGAAACAAAGTTAATAATAAAACCTGAAAATGTTGTAGTCATTAAAGGCACGAATTTCAGAGCCAGATTACTAGGCCCAGGAGTAGAAGTTCCAATATTTAATTGCGAAGCTCCCGATACAGCAGATAAAGTCCCTGTATAACCTGTACAATCAAATGAACGACAAGATAAAGTAGATGACGTAGCAAAAGTCATCGGATTATTAGTAGCACCAGTACCAGAACCCAATTGGACATCATCTGCTGAAGTAGGAGGAGAAGCTTGTGCAACACCACCAACCGACCAGTTAGAACCTACAGTAGGTACAGCGCTAGTGTTTCCAGTCCATACGAAAACAGCCACTTATTCCTCCTCAGAAGGAATTTCTTCTGCTGGAAGATTGCGTAAATATTCCCAATGAGCGTTATAACGTTCTTGTTGCATTGCTTCACGTTCCGTTGCACTAGTGTTACGAAATTCTGCTGCATTTGAAAATACGAGTGAACTACGAAAAAGTGTGCCATCTGAATTTACAATTGAAAAAGGCCATATAATATTTTCTTCTTTAATTTCCATTATGCTTCCTGACTTAATGCAAGTAATACCCATTTAGTTAGATTTGCATCCCACTCAAAACCAAGTTCTAAACGTTTACTTAAAATTGTTGTTGTAGGTAAAGCTACGCCACCTTTAGCAACATAATTAGTTCCGAAAGTTATTGCTCTTGCAGTACCGTTATCAGTAATAACAATCTGTATTTTCTCCCCTGCCGTAGGAGTTGATGTTGAATGATTAGCAATATTGATAGCTGCTGCTTGGGCAGAGATCATAAAGTAATCGTAAGTGTCGATCTCTGGAGTTAATGTCGCAGTAGATGTTGTTGAGTATGCTCTCATTTGACGGCGTTTGTTTGTTACTGTTTGAGCAGCATCGACTGTCATTACTGATTTAGTTGTATTACCTGGAGCTTGAATAGTCACTCCACCAGCAGCAGTGATACGCATACGTTCTTTAGAAGAAGTAGTTCCATCAGTATGAAATACCAAATCTTTAGTTGATTGTGTACCTATAGATAGATTTCCACCGTTGGAATAAACATAAGAATCTAAAGGCCCACCAATATTATAAGCAGCGTCACTATAAGTGCTTGAGTTGATACCAATATCTATATAATTGATTGAATCAGTACCCGTATCAGCCGTAGCAACAAGATCCGAAGAAGCACTACTACCACTAGATTGATTCTGGATGTTAAGTTGTACAACACCATTTGCACTATTTGAAGCATTAAGTGCAGGGTTAGCAATAGATAACGGCGTAGTCCCATTTAAGCCCATTAAAAGAGCACCAGTCATAGTGTCGCCAGATTTAGCAACTTTCAGAGCATTAGCAGTATCTACATAATTCTTAGTTGCTGCCTCTTGAGGATTAGTTGGATTCAGAAGGTTAATGATCTTTTGAGAACCTAAACTTACCGATGCGGTAGGTGTAGCAAATTCGTCTAAACGATACGATTTAATGATATTGCCTACAGGAGTTGTATTAACAAGAGTTGCAGCATTACCAACTGAAGTCACATCACCAGTCAAATTAGCATTCGTAGTTACTGTTGCAGCATTGCCACTTATAGATCCAACAATTGTGGATGAGAATGTTTTAACACCAGTAATAGTTTCAGCACCAGTATTGTGTACGACTGTAGAGTCATCAGCTTTTAAATTAAGTGCCGTTAAAGTAGCAGTAGAAATGGGTTTATTAGCATCTGAAGTATCTTCAGCATTACCTAAACCAACATCTGATTTGGTTACAGTTACATTTGAACTTAAAGCATGACCATTCACTGTACGAGTCACAGGAACTCCGCCTAAACTCACCAAAGTTTGATCCCCAGTATTTGTACCGGAAGTGTTAGAAAGCTTTGTACGCTCCCCTACAGTAAGAAAAAGATGAACTGTTCCTTCAACGATGTCATCAGAATCATCGCTTATCTTATTAAATAAATTTGCAATGCTCGGGATAGTTGGTTTATTTAGAATTTCTGCATCACCAGAAACAGCATTCCAATCAGCATTAACATTTACTTCAGCGCCAGCAGCGATACCCGTTAATTTCGTACGCTCAGTAGCTAAAAAGAATTTTTTAGCAGCAGATTCAACAATATCATCAGAATCATCAGTAACTTTATCAAATTTATCACCAAGAGCAGCAAATATACCGCCAACAGTAAAACTAAATCGAGTAACAACAGCATCAAGAGCTTCCTGAACATTATTACTAGCTAAACCAGCATCCATACTTACAAAATAAGTATCATCAAAAGGCACATCTATAGCATCTTGATCCCCAGTATTAACCCCAGAAAGATTCACTCCAGAAATATTCCCAGAAGCAACAATAGAAGTAGGAGTTATAGCTCCCAAAGAAATAGTTAAAGTAGGGGTAGTTGTCGCATTTGTAACATTTCCAGTAACACCATTAGCATTAGTAAAAACAAAAGCAGTAACCGTACCTCCACCACCACCGCTACCTCCACCAATATAAAGATCCCAATCAAGCGGAGAAGTAAGAGGATTATCACCAACAGTAGGACGCAAAGCAATATAAGCAGCACCACCATACTGAACCTGATCGCCAGTGTTATAATTATGAGAATTAACCCATGGCAAAATAGAAAAAGTAATACCTACATCTTCACAAGTAGGCAAAATAATTTCGACAGGCTCTTCACCTATCAACTCTATACGAACTTCACATTCTTCACCAGCCATTAGCTAAAATCCGCCGTTCCACGACCATGAATAATAAAAGGTTGCAGCCAAGAAGCTCCAACCGGACGATCCAAATCATCCAAAACGACAACATCAAAAACATACTTACCAGGCTTCAAATCAAGATCATCAGCCGTCAAAGTAGCAAAAGTATAACCCCCATCAACATCAACAGGATTAGTGATAGAAGTAATAGTTTTTTTAAGCAAAGCAAAGCTATCCGCATCATTCTCTTGAAGAGTAGTAGCTTTAGTTTTAACAGTCAGAATAAACGTATAACCTGTAATGTCGGGTCTACCAGGAACACGAAGCTTTATAGTCCGAGGAAAACCCCTACGAAAAACAAGAACGTCGTCGGCAGCACAACCACAGTCGCAACCAGGAAGTGTCATAAATGCCTTTCCAGCCCATTACTCAGGAACTACAACATCAGGAATAACAACCTTAATCGCCGCATGACAACAACCCCAAGACCACATATACATGCCATCAAGAGTCGTATAAGCATTATTCAAAGAAGCATCAACATAAGACAAAGGCTTAACATCAACAGCAGCACGAACCAAAATAGGGCTAGTAGCATAAATGCAAGCAACCGTACCATCATTGGGACTCAAAGTAGTAGGGCCAGCACCAAAAGTGCCAGGGCCACGACCATCATAACCACACTCAGAAACAACATCATTGCCATTCCAAGTACGTCTACGATCACCATCAGCAAAAATGATACTTTGATCACCAGCATGATCCATAACACGTCCAGGGACATGAATAAGACCACCTTCAGGTGAACAACACTTCAAATAACTGTCAAGCGCAGCAATACCCTCATTCAAAGGAACAGCTTCACCAGAAACAGTAAGATCAACAAGTCCAGAACCAGTACGAGCTAAATAGCGATTACCGTTAAAATCAGCACCACCAGCACGAGAACTAACACCAGACCAAATTTCAGCACTAATCTTAGCGAAAATTTGAGCATCAAATTGTTCTTTAGCATACTGTTCAAACAGAGGAATATCGATCTTTCCGTCTTTACCACGAATATCAACACCCCAAGTACTACACATAATTTGAGAAGAAATATTTAAAGCACGACCAGAATAAACCTTTGGTGTGCCAGGCGCAAAAGGACGCGTATTTACACAATTACCAGAAGAACTAATTTGTAATTCTGGACAAGGCCCAGTTTCATAAGTCCAACCAGCACCAGTATTCCATCTATCCTCATCGGAGAGAGGCATCGTTTCGAGTCCTTCGTAAATAACTCCAGACCCAATAGATGCCCTTAACCCCGCGGACGGATGGCTAATCTGTGGAGCAGATATGTTAACAGCCATTCCAACCTCTTTCTAATAAGAAAGGGAGAAAGCCCGCTTTTAAACAGACCTCCACCCTTTCAACTATTCTTCTTCTAATTATGAACAAGTAGGAGCAGTTGTTGTTCCACTTTGTGTACCAGTAGGGCAAAGTAGAGTATCAACAATGAACACATGCTTGTTACGGAAACAAGTAGCTTCCAAAAATTCGAAGAATAAATGGTAGTTATTAGTTTCAAAGTCTTCTTGAGTACGGAAAACACCAAGATCCAATTGTGGGCCTTTATCGTTGTACACAGCGTCATCACGCATGATAGCAATACGAGTTTTAGCATCCCATTTAGGAAGTGTTCCACCAGTACCAATAAGATTTCCGGCACGAGCACCAGCAATACCAGCAGGAGTACCAAATTGGTCTTTAGAGTTATAGAAGCTAACAGCAATGTTGTATTTACGAAGAATTTCGAATACAGCATTATCTACTGTCATCATAGTCCCAGAAGTATTCATCTTGCGAGCAAGATCAACAACTAGAGCCTCTTCAGTACCTTCTTCAAGGAAAACATTGTAACGAACATCTTTTTTAACTCTTTGTGCTTTACGGTCAGTAGTAACATAACGCAAGATTACGTCTACTAGCTGTTGTGTAGCGCCAAGAGGTTGAGCTGTTTCGTTGAACACGTTAGTTTGTGCAGTTGCATAGTCATAGATAGCTTTCAAACGACGCTCTTCAGCAGTTTGAGCCAAATAAACATCAGCAATCTTTTTAGCAGCAGCAACATATTCAGGCCATGACATGTCAACCCAGTTACCAATTTTAACATTCTCTACAACGAGAGTTTTGTCACAGTTGATAGGGCTTGGACAAGCAAGAGCACCTTCAGTTTTAGGATATGGGCCAGGATCTAGTTCAGTTCCAGCACCTTCAATATCATCAGCAGCACTATAAGTAGCTGTAACACCGTCCATTGCACCAAAAGCTTCAAGTGATTGATAGAAGCTAGTTCCACCACCATTTGATTGAACAGAAGGCAATGCAGCATCTACAGGTTCTGAATCTCCACCAATAACACCAAGAGCAAACTCTTGACGACGAGCAACACAAGGGCCACCAGACGCTTTAAGAGTAGCAAATTGATCAAATTCTTGATTCTTTTCGTCTACCAATTTTTGGAAAGCTTCATCCGCAGTAGCGAAATCTTCAAATTTACCAACAACAGGAATAACATCTGAATCGAATTTAAGAGTAGCGATATGTGAACGGACACCTACACCTTGTGCAGTTTTAGGGACACGGTTGATACCTTGATTGAACATTTGTCCAAAATCTTCGATTTTACGAGAGTTACCATTACTATCAAAAAGTAGTTCTTTTTCACGAGCTTCAGGAGCTGGAGCAGAAACCGCTTGTGTTTGACGTAGAGGCATTCTTAAAACGCGAGCTGGAGCAGCAGGAGCAGCAAGTTCTTCAGGAGCGTCACCTTCTACAGGAGCGTCACCTTCTGGAGCATCGCCTTCAACTGGAGCGTCACCTTCAGCAGGAGTATCGCCTTCAGCAGGAGCATCACCCTCAACTGGAGCGTCGCCTTCAGGAGCGTCACCTTCACCTTCTGGTTCTGGTTCACCACCTTCAGTACCAAAACCAACAGCAGCATCTAAAGCAGCAAGTTCAGCAAGAGCAGCTTCTGCTTCAACAGCAAGTTCAGCTTTGCGAGCATTGATTTTTTTGATAGCGTCAGCAAGTACATGAGCATCGTCAACATTTACGTTTCCGTCAGTACCACCGTTACGGTTTGTTTCGTAAGCAGCGAAAGCGTCAGCATGTAATGCTTCAATCTCGTCGATGCTAAGTTCTGTAAGTTTTTTTAGTCTTTCTAAAATGGTCTTCATCAGATCATCCCTTCATAGTAATAAGCTTTTTATTGCTACCACTACGTGGGATATGTGCAAAATTTAATTTGTCGCATTCACTACTAAGTAGCCGATATGCGATATATACCTAGATTAACTCTTTTTATCCATTGAAGCAAGGATACTACGCATCTCTTCTCTTTCAACTTCTCTATCTAAGGCTTCTAGTTCTTTTTGGGCGCGTCTCATCTCGTTCATATTGATAACACGAGCACGAGCATCATGTGCTTCCTGGCGGGCTTTCTCTTCGCATTCAGGACAATCAGGATCTCCCCCAACACCTTCAGCCATCGGGCCACCACTAGCACGTAAACTACCAAGAGCATAATTTTCTTCAGCAGTAATCGGAGGTGGTAAGAATCCGCAAGTATTAACAAAGTGAGCACCACGGAAAGTATGTAGGCGATAATCTATAGAAGTACATCCTGCTAAAGCGCGAGTTGCTTGCTCTACAGTAGTGCCAGGCATAGTACACCCATGAATGGCTATACCGAACTCATCTTCCCAAGCAAAAACCTGAGCGAATTGTAAACGAACATCTTCCATACGCGATAAAGTAGATTTAGTGAAAGCTTGCACTTCCATAGAAATCTCACGGCTATCCGTAGAAGACAAGTCATCTGGAGCATGTAAACCATCACTAGTCAAAATTCCAGTCATCATAGTAGTACCATCAATGAAATTGGCTCTACCTATATTGAAATCAGCCAGGATAGGTCTATGGCTAGGTTGTAAGGTAACAAATTGGTTATCAAACCCTCTATGTCTCTCTCCCCATCTAACAATATGGCCTGTAACTTCACCATCTTGAGCGATATTAACCCTTTGAGCATTCTTGTATTTTAATTTAGTAAAATGCTTAGGGTCATATAGATGTGGCCCAACTGAAGCTTTTAACGTCTCATTATTCAACAATTCGATGCGACAATCTTCAAAAGCAGGCTTACCAACAAGAGTAGAAGCCCCAATATGAGCAGTAACCCACTCTACAGCAGCACCAGTCTCATCAGCATAAGGAGTAATAGTAACATCACCATCACGAATATCGATAGAATTACCTCTTAAAGAGCCTTCATCTACAAGCTGATATACATTCTGGCCTTCAGCGGTATCAGAAAAATAACCCATACCATATACGTTTTGTCCATCTATCCAAATATCTTCGATAGATCCAGCAACAACAGCACCTTTATGGCCTTCGCCACTAACAGTTTGCGCATATAATGTTAAAGGCAACTCCGCCCAAGTAACATTTTTGATAGTACGGTCATCTCTTTTACCCGCACGTTGGCCAAGTTTAGTTAAAAGACCCTTCCAGGCTTTGCGAGGAGCTGCTTTAGCTTCCGCGATAGCGATTGCTTGAGCAAGTTCTGATCCACAATGTGTGCAATACATGATTTATCCCTTCATCAAAGCTTTTAAAGTATTGTTTAAAATAGTTTCTGGTATCGAATGTACCATAGAAACGCAATCATTTGTTGTTGACTTACCAAAAAACACTTCTCTAGCACGTTCAACAAGGGCATCGGCAAGTATATGCCAAGCATTCATTCGTTCTTCTTTAGTAGCGAGAGGATATGCTGCTTCTGTAAGTCGCATAAACTGTTTATTTAGGCCAGAAAGCGGAGCAACGAACAATGAAGCGTTATCTTCGCCTACTTTTTGAGCAAATTCCTCCACTTTATCTAATTGTCCTATTTCAGCTACATCTACAGCCCTAAATTCCTTTTGTAGTTCTTTATAAACAGGTTTATTAGTAGCACTTAAAAGTCTCGCACCAGCACGTTCACACATACGATAAACAGTGAAATCGGCAATAAGACCTAATTGTGTCTTATATTCGTTCTCAATATCTTGTTCTGTAATAACTGAAGCTTTAACATTAGCAGGAGTTTGAGCAGTTTCAACCGGAGCAGTACCTTGCATCTCTGCATCAAGACCACAACCAAGCCGAATCTCCTCATCACTAACAGACATAGGAGCAACCTGGCGCATTTTTAAAAGTTTATCGCAATTATCAGGAGGAGCAATAAGTTTAGAATTATCCCAACCAACAACAATTTGAGAATATTCATCTTCACTAAAATCTAGGCCAGCAAGATCATCATAAAGCACAAATTCGGTAAGAGCTTCCGCAATAATCTCACACATAGGATCATAAATGTTACGAAACTCTTCTTGGCTGATCTGTTGGACGTTATGAACACCCTGATAAAACTTAGCTTGATTCTGCCCTAAAAGCTTTTCCGCAGGATAAGGCGAAGCAATAGCAATACGATAACGAACATCGTCAATAGATTTGGAAATACCAGGATCTAACTGTCTAGCAATCTCAATCCACTCGATCATCTGGACATCAGAATCTAAAGCCACCGTCAAAGGCTGAATACGAGACAAACCATCAAGGGTTTGAGCAGAATCAGCCACAAAAGCAGCCATCTGATCTACAAGCTGTTCAGAAAAAACAGGTTTTTCTTTTTCACCGTCTTCTTCATCAGTCTCATTAGTATGTTCACCATTATCTGGTGCAGGATCTTGATCCGCAGGAACAACAATAATACCAGCATTAAGCTGAGACAAAGCAGTAGCAGCAAGAGCCTGATAGAACTGATCTAAACGGCGCACATCAGGAAGAAGACTTTCAGCCCAACTATCAGCAGAAGTCGGATCGTTAAAGCGAGGATTCCAAAGACGACAAATCTTATATCTATTTCTGATTTTGTAAGGTTTAGCTTGTCTATCGCTAAATTTTACTTCGAGCATTTGCTCATCAGTATTAAGATCGAGATCAATAATATTTACGTTGGCTCGAGGAAGAGTAATCCACATTTCTCTAGCATTTTTTTTGTTAGAAGGTTCAGCGGTATAAGGATCTCCATAATAGGCTAGAAGCCAGGTGTCGGCAACAATAGCTAAAGCTCCACTAATCGAAGCAATGATTTGGCTTTGTTTTCCAGTAGCACCTTTTACTCTTTCTAAAGAGTTGATAGCTGCTTCAGCCAGATCAGAATTAACGCCATCTATAGGAGTGCCATCAGTTTGTAAAAGTTTCTTACCATTTTTTAAAGTTGGGATAAAAGAAACACGGCTCATAGCGTTAGCTACAGAACGTCCAATATGTCCTAACTCAGGTGATCTAAAAAACCACTCCCAGATAGTGAGATCATTCTCATTTACTGGAGGTAGCTGGATTCTAGTCCCAGAACGAGGCTTATATACTTGCGCTGAAGCTTTAAGTTGTTTCGGATTGACCTTCTTAGGCTCAACCACTTTTTGCTTAACCATTAGTGAACCTCACCATAAATAAAACTAACAATAAAAGCAGAACCAAAGAAAAGGTTAAAAATAGTCATCGGTATAGGAAACAAAAGCGTAAGAAGAAGAATTAAAGACGTAGACCAGAAAGGCAAACACCATTGGCAGCTAAACTGTACCCTCAGAAACTTTACGATCTTACCAGGAGCAGGATATAGATTTTTTGTCTTTGGGTCAGTCATGTTCTCTTGCTCTATATCATGGTTGCCTTCAGGCTTTTTCTTTAGCAACCAATTGCGCAAAGGTCTAGTAATCTTATCTTCCAATTCCAAAACAGCCCATCTCAGGCTGGAAAGAATAAACAGTGCAAATTGCACATATCCGTTAGTCAATAGGTCTATCATGTCGTAAGCTTTCTTACTAGGTAGTGAAGCATGGGTGTTTAATCCAAGTTACATTGGAATAAGTTAAAAGTACTATAGCAGTTTATTCTTGCGAATTGTCTGATAACGCTTCTGCCAACTCTTCATCTGTTCCGCCTGTAACGGAATCTAATTTTTCTAAAGATATAGAATTTACGAATGTTCTCAACTCGTTTGCTGTGCATCCACACCACTCTTTCTGATAGCTAGCGATAATTTTAAAGCCGCTTAAAAAGAAAACAAATTTACCTGTCTCTTCAATATCGCCTTTTCTTCTTTCGTTTTCGTGGACTCGCGCATCAAAAGATTCCATTTTTTGTAGCAGACCACCAACGAGGGTTCTACCGCTGACTCTTAAAATGACTACACGATCAGTAGATTCAATGAGTGCTGTTCCGACAATGATACTTCCGTCAACATCGGTAACAGTAAGTTCTTCTTTACCAACATAACGGTTAAATGGCCCTTGTACTTCTTGAATTTTTATTTCGCCACCAGGCAGGTAGTATGCCCCGTTTTGGGAAACCATGCTTCCTGGGAATTTCTTATATACTTTAGGGGAAGCTTCGAGATAGACGACTTCAGCATAATGCTCACCTGTCGGCTCTTGTTTTGTAGACACTTCAACGTATGAAAGTACTCCGTTTTCTTCGATGACACCTGTCATTTTGCTTATAATCATTACCTAACCAGCTTTCTTGTGTTTGTTGTACCAATTCTGCTCAACCTTGGAAGGATTATTTGAGCAGGTCTTCTTTTCTTCCCTAATAAATATCGTATCGCATGAGATAACGCATCAGCACGGTCTATTAGTCCTTTAGCGGATTTACCAGGCTTTGGCGGTTCCCATGAGATCATTTGTAGTTCGAGGTCGGCGAAAACTTCCGCATGGAATACTCGGTGTTGTTCGTAGAACATTGCTGCCGAAGCGAGACGGTCAGGTTTAGAGTTTATAGCTCGTATAGTTTTTACTTTTACCATAGGGTCGCGTTGGTTTATGGCATCTACAACTATGTCTCCACCTTGGTTGCTCTCTACAAGTATTGGGAATCCTGTACGGTGGCTTTCGCGTATTGCTTTCCATGCCCATTCGTCAATGTTCATTTTGCCTGATAAGTCTTTGTGGATAAATGCTTGTTCTCCTAATGCTGATGCTACGATCATGCCTGTTTCGTCGGAGTCTTCTGAGTTTGTTACGGCAGGGTCTATGGCTATGACACCTCTGTCCCATTTGTAGTCTTCTAGGTCTTTTGCGCTTTCTAGGTGGAGTATATCGTCGTCTCGCCAGATAGCACCTTCCATTTGCTCTAGATATTCGCCCAATATCTCTTGTTTCCACATGTTTGTACCTTTATAGGTAGTTTCAAGGGATCTTAAGAACGTAGGGGCTAAATTATCCTTATTGTCATAAGTTGTACTAGTACTAATGTAAGTATCTTCATATTTCTCAATTTCCTTCATAATAGAACTACGTTGAGGCGTAGAAGTAATCACTATCTGAGGATGCTGACCCTCACGAACACAAGCAATAGCATTACGCCAAGTATCTCGCTCATATTTCCAAGAAGAAATCTCATCAAACCAAGCACAATCAACAGAGAAACCACGAATAGATTCAGGTTCTTCAGAAGTCAGAATTTTAGCTTCTGCTCCATTCTCCCAAATTACTTTACTTTCAGAAGACAAAAACCTCGCAGTAGGACAAGCAGCCAAAATACCACTTGGCCCTTTCACCATAATATCGCGAGCATTGGAAGCATTCTTACCCACTAGGAGCAAACTTCGTCTTCCTTCTATTTCTACCTGTTTGCGAATCCATTCTGAACATGAACGAGTTTTACCCGCACCACGACCAGCCCTATATACCCAATATGTCCAACTATTGTCCGAAGGGGGTATTTGTGCAGGTCTTGCAGTCATCAACCATTCGATCTCACGTTTTAATTCAGGAGAAGCTTGATCCAATACCTCTTGTAAAGCTTTAGGATCTGCTAAGAGTTCTTCGAGACTACCCATTTGGCTCTTCTTCAGCTTCTTCTACAACTTCAGCATCAAGAGTTGGTTGTACTGGTTCTTGTTTGGCTTGTGTGAAGAAATCTATAAGACGTTTTGCTGTATCATCCGCCTTAGTATTGTCTGTTATTTCAAGTTCTCGCTTCTCAGGCATCTTGATAGCATAAATATCACCAAGCTCTTTTGTTGTTTGGCGGTATTCTTTTAATATGGCGAGTTTATCCATACGGTTTTTGGGTGAACTTACACCTTCAGCCATTTCGTCTAATTCGCGTAAAACCTTCAAATGTCGTTCTACGGCCAAATCTCTCTGGATGTTAACGTCAGTTTCGGACGGCCTGTGCGACTTTACACCTAAATCTATAGCTTTGTTATACTCTGGGCGAGATATAGCCAATTCTTCTAATATCATCTCTTCGTTATAGCCACGAACCTTCAATTCCCACACATTGTGAAATATTAACTTTTCTTGTTCGGACATAGCTCTTTTTTCATCGGCCAGCTCGATTGCTACCGAAATGTTCTTTTCAGCATCCATAATTATTTACCGTAATGAGCATTTACTATTTTTGCGACTATCGAACTCATAGATTCTTTTTTCTCTTTAGAATCTCTTTGAATATCGTGATATGTTTCCCGTGAAACATAGGTAGCTAAATGTTTATAGCCTGGCTGTTGTGGTTGTCGCCTAGTACCGCCTCTTGTAGAGGAGGTAGTTACTGTTACGGAAATGACGTTTTCTTCTTCTAATTCCATATGTGACAATATAACACAGTTAGGGCGTTTTTTGTTTTATAACTAAGAGTGAACTTAATCATTTAATGTTATACTATTTTAAAATTATATGATAGAGTTTCCCTATGAGTAAAACGTATTGCCGCTTTTGCGATGAACATTTCGAAGGTTTATACCTAGAATGTCCAGATTGTGAGAACTGGCTTTCACCTTACCCTAAGCCAAAAGAAAAAAAGATTATACACAATAAACCCACAAACAGACAACAAATAACTATTCCCTTTGGAACTTCAATAAAAGATTCACTAATCGTAAAAAATATAAAGGAAAAAAATGCAAGACGACACTAAATGGGTAAAACAAATGAAACGCGAACTATCAGGTACACGCTTTCAAGGATCAGTAAACGACCTATTTGCCCAATACGCACAACGTAGTGCTTGGAAAAACCCTAAAAAGAACCGGATGGATAAACATGGCCGAAATATTACATATGTTGGTATTCCTCAAGAACACAAAGATATGGTTGAGGGCTATGTTAAACAAGCAGCTAAAGAGATTAAAGAGCTTAAAAAGAAGCTTGAAATTTTAGAAACTAAGGAATCTGTTAATGCGTAAAGTGGAAGAAGTTTACCCAATAACAACCATTGATTATCCTGATGGCAGCCAAATGCAAACTGTCCAGTTTAAACATATGGATCAATATACCGCTCCTATTTCTTTAGAGGCTTTTAAGCATTGGATGGGGGGTCAAACTGTTTGCGAGGATGGTTATTATTTGGGTGATGTTGAACGCTGGTTAAATAATCAGAAGGTAGTGGACTGATGACTGATCGTGCTATTTATGTAGGGAGTCGAATTGTCGGCAAACGAGATATTCAAATGCGATGGATTGAACAATACCTAGCTGAAGGTAAATCTGTAAAACTTGTTAGCGCTAAAGGTGTTGAAGAGTTTTATCCTGACGGAACTATTATCCGTAAACCTTTAGAACAATACGGTCTACCTGCCGAAAATATTACTAAAGATGAATTTATTAGCTTTAAGATGCCGTCTAAGTGGAAGCGTTACGTTTCTTGGCAATTGGATTCCGCTCCTGGCCTTTTGACATTAATTTTTCTCCCTGATCTAGTGATTCTTGGGATATTGATTGCGAAGTCTTTCTTTTGAACTCTTTATCCAAATCTTTAAGCTTACGTTTCTGGGAGGTAAGATGAAACTTTTTGCATGCAGGACAACTATAAAACGATTGAGAACTAATATGAGGATTTTTACGATCTTTAATGCGTTTAAGTTTTGCAAGAGCATAGGTAGCTTGGGCGGCAGTATCGTAGACGAGTTTGTTATCACAGACTTTTCTTCTTGTTCGCCCCATGCGGTCAGTGTATCATAAGCTTATGGTTGAAGAGAAGAAAAAACATTTTTGCCGGTTGTGTGGTAAGCCTATTAAGAAGGGTATTGCTTGTAGGTTGTGTGAGCAGAGTTTGACTCCTTCTGAGTATGTTGGAGATCAATGGAGAAGGAGAAGAAGATAAATGTTAGAGAACCTATTGACTTTAGTTACGCATTTTAGAACCAAGGAAAAAAATTTTTCTGAGACGGCTGTTTATTCGGCGGCTTGTGAGGGTTATTTGTTGGGTGTTCGTACTACTCGTGAGCGTCTTGTTGAGATTGCTAAGGGAAGCACTGGGGTTTTGCCTGGTGATATTAGTGTAGAAATCCATAATAAGTTGAAGGCTATTGCGGAGGATCAGCACGATGTCTAAGAAATTGAAAGTTGTTTTACAAGATGATACTTACGAATGGCTTTTGCGTGTTTGTGATTTTTTAGATGTTGATCGTAAGTATGAGTCTGATATTCTTGCGACAATTGTTGATATGGCTCGTATTGAGGGGATGGTCAAGTTACCTGCTCAACCTTTTAGTGCTTCATATATTTTGCCTGATGACCATACGTCTACTCCAATTCCTCTAGATGAGGGTAGTTTGACTAATAATGGGCTTGGGGAGCTTACTGGTACTCATAAGGGTGTTGATCTTCCTTCTGGTTCTTTGGTTTTTATGTATGGAAGATTTGTTGGGGTGATTAAATGAATAAAGATTTAGTGAGGTGTAGTGGTATTAGGACTTCTTGGCCTTATAAAGGTTCTCCTTGTGGAGCTTGGGGAAAGTATGAGGTTGGCGGGAAGTTATATTGTGGTCAGCATTTTGCTACTGCTTGTTTGGTAGCTGCGAGTTCCGCAAAGATCGCAGAAGAAGAATTAGATGCAATTTGCACGCGAGTGCAGGAGCTACGAATCGAAATAGTTCAAATCAACGAAACTATCGGACGCATGTTTGAAAAAGGAAATATCACTGCAGACATGATCGT